TCGTGTGTATTCGCGATTGCGGTTTGTGTGGGGGGGTGAGATTATCAACGCGCCATCCCTACTTATACGTGACCATGTTTCGTTTGAAACGTCAAAAGAAATGGACAGCAGCTAAAGAAGCTCGGTTAGCAGATATGATCGTAAGTATGCGAGCACTTGTATCTTTAATGATATTTGTAAGCTGTTGTTGTCTCATCGGGAAGGTGATTTTATGGATGTGACCTATTGGTACACTGTATTTGGAATCAGCTTTGTAGCAAGCATATTTGGTGCCGAGATATTTATAAAAGACCTTGAGAATTCTACCTTGTATATAGAAGTTGCAATTCTGTTGGTGTTTTGCATTATTATGATGCTTGTATCGGCAAATATATTTATGATAAAATTATTATTGTTATATTAATACATTAGGAGATGACAAAAGATGTTACAAATGATGCAATCATTAGGGGAGGGATTCCTGGCAATGTTTGGTGTTCTTATACTTATTGGATTAATCGGAATACTGATCGATTTTTGCCAGAAACATGAGATTGAGGGATTCCCATTATTAACATTGGTGCTGGTATGTTTATTTGTGATTGGCGTGGTGCTAATCGTACTTGCCAAATGCATGGCAGGAACCGCATAATATAGGAGGACATAACAATGAATGCTTTATTGGCCGGGCGCATTGTAGTAGTTATATTTGGATTAACCTGTTGGTGTTGTTTTGTACGTTTACTGGTATCATACGATAGCAAATACGGAAACGATACCAGAGCAAATGCATGGGTATGCTTCGCTGTTTCGTTGATCGTCTTCGGAATTGTAGCAACCGTTTTCACAATCACACAATAGAAGGAGAGACTATGAAATTTCTTCATACGTTATTGGTATACCTCATGCTTGGCAGTTTTATCATTGCCATCTTATTAGGAATCATCGAGGCATACGCAGTGCATCGTGAATTAAGATCTGTTTCACAAAAGACAGAGAAAGCGATATTAATCACTTTAGGATGTATGACCATTTGGTCATTAATATTATCATACATATAAGGAGGAACCACTATGGTTGAAAAGAAGTATTACTGGCCTGATTTTAAGGATACCTTTACAGTCAAAACTGAAGAAGGAATGAAACATGAATCACTAATAGGTGAATATGATTGTGATTTAATTATGAATTACTTGATGTATGCCGCGGATCATATCATGACCACTTCTATTACGGATGATGTTAGTTATTTCAAGGAACATGCATTTCCATATTTACCACTCTACGGATATGATCCATTTATTCTTGCTGGAGATGGAATTTTGAAATACATCATCGAAGTAGATCTCATCAATCATGTAGTTACGATAATGGAATTTAAGGTTCTTACCAGTTTTGCTGAATTATGTTTAAAATCTGAAGGACTGATCAAAGAATCTAAAGAATATACAAATCGGATCATGATAGATCGTGATCGATTTGTGGAATTATTTGGATCTTCGAATGAGAATCATCCGTATAAGCTCTTTAATAATTTACGATTAGCGTTATTGACCCATTTTGAAAATATATACAATAGACGTATCTATACGGAGAAAACACTAAAAGATCTGGGAATGTTAGATGTTACAAAAGGATTCTTAAAATCATTTCAAACGTACTTAAAGTTTGCGGATGAAAGTACTACGACATATACACACGAAGAGGTGATGGATTTGTTGTTACAGCAGATGCTTGTAATTGCACCAAGGGATTTTCAAGAATCTGTAGAAACCTATTAAAAGAGAAGAAGAGCCGGATAGCACATCAGTGCTTCCGACTCTTTTTTAATTTTGATTGAAGTATTTTGATATGATCCGGGTCTGTCTCCAGTCGTATCAAAGATTCCAGAAGATACTTATTATCGCAATTTCTGGGGAGCTTATGATAAGCAATTAGTTTTGCTATATACTCTGCCGTGGAGTAGTTTCGAATATGTGTATGACCATATTTGAATGGTTTCTTAGTGTTGTACACCACGTACGTCTCAGAAGAGCTTTTATTATGTTGATCTTCTGCGTAAATATCTACGAATTTGAATTTTCCAACTCGAACCATAAGGCACCTTCTTTCTTTAGGAGATTGTAAGGAGTCTAATAATTCGTAAAGTTAATACGGATATTTATACAATATTTCCGTGAATCAGAGAAAAACTATACTTAGTAATCCGCATTTCATCTCTGATCTGGAAAAGTTCATAGCTTTGAAACAGAAGCAAAAGGGCAAACTGATCACCCGTACAAGAAGTACAAAGTGTATGATCCGGCTAGCGGAAGTCGTTAAGAAAGGCCTCATATGGGTAAAACAAACACAACAAACACAACAGCAAACAACGCACAGAACCAGCAGCAGAACAACAGAAAACCAACAACCGAGCATCATAAAATGCAGGGTGTTGCAAACGCAGCCAGCAAAGCAGGAAAAGGAATCAAGTCAGCAGTTGGTTATACAGTTAACTTGTTTGGAAGAAGCGTTGGTGAAGTCGCAGTTGATACATTCGCTGCAGGTGCTGGTGTCGCTGCAGGTGTTGCATGTGGAAAGTTTGCGCATGATAGTGTGACTGTTGGTGCTCAGATGGTGAACAACACCATCAACATGAACACTGGCAAAGGAACAATTTCCGTTAAAGGAAAATTTGGCAGATGGAAAGAAATTTCAACCGCTGAATACACCGCGGCTATTAATCGTGGCAAAACCTTTAAGGAAGCCATCCCAAATTACTGGACCAACAGACATGCAGATCAGATCAATGGTTTTGCAAATGGAGTTGGAACAGTAGCAGGTGTGACAGGTGGTGCAGTTACATTTACAACCGCGCGTAGACTTGGCAAGACAGTTGTGCCGACAGTACGCAAAGAAGACATCATCAGACGTCACAAACTTCAGCAGATGCAGAATCTGGATGAGCAGCCATCCAGTGATGAAACTGCTGATAAATAATCATGTCCAAACAGTGAAAAGAAGAGTTCTTAGAACTCTTCTTTTTTTTGTCTTCGGACAGTCCTTTAATTGAATTAAAGGAGGCGTTCACATGAAATATTATCTTTTTCCTCTGAAGCTCTCAGAAACAAGAGTTCCATCAAATCTTGGATGGAACTTTGTGCATGAAAATATAGATCGTTTAGTTGAGTCTGAAGTCCTGATTGAAGTAAATACATATGATAAGGGAACCACCCGAATCTTATACAAGGACGTTGTCTATACTATCAAAAAAGACTTCGTTGATCTTTCTAACAGCAGACGTATCTATCTTGGAGTACCGGCAAATGAGGGTTCTGAGGTAATTGGAAATTATGATGACTTTGTGAAAAAGTTGGGCTAAAACAAACTAATAAGGTCGACAGATTAACATATATCTATCGAACGATTTAGCTTAAGAAAACTAACAGTAGGGAACTTTTTGTAAGTTCCCTACTGTTTTTAGTTGTTGTAAGCCTGAATCGATAATATGAAATAGAAAAAGATCGCTTTCTTATAATTGATACGTGAGGCTTCTCGTTTAAACTTGGCATGAACACCAGAGCTCTCCGCCCATTGATCCAAAATGGTTTTGATACGTGCAATATTGGCATCGTTAGAGTTCGTTTTTCTAAAAAGTTCCGCACTCCAGGTAAGGAAGTAGGAGCTGTTAATATCCACTGGTTGTTTCTGGTCTGTATACAAGAATAAGAACAGAATAGATTCGATAAATCCTTGGATAGAGGATTCATTTTTTCCAGAGACGATCTTACTTAAATAGAATCTCGTATCTGAGATAGAGATCTTAGCAAGTTTTGCGCAAATCTCTGCTCGTTTTAAGTCAATACCATTTGTGATTAACGGAATCGATACTTTAGAAGTTATCGTGCTTACTAAGGTCGTATTATTCTCGTTACCATCCATAACTGGAGAATCACCAAATTGGTCTTTGACTGTTGTGACAGTTTTTCCAGCTGCATGATTCTTGGTGTAATTATCACAGATCTTTTTGATTAAGGAGTTCTGGTCATTACGGATACGCTGGATAAAACGAACCACTTCTTTATCTGATCCATCTTGCATGAAGTCCTTCAGAAATGAATAGGATGACTGGATGGATGTCGCCAACATACCAAATACATGACCGGTTTTCTTTAAGATAAACTTCTCGGTCAGGTTATCAACGGTATATAACATTGCACCTACGTCGCTGACTCCATACTTAAAGTACTTCGAAAATATGGATGGATATACGGACAATGCATAGATAATCAGCGCCGTATTTAATCCACGTTCATCTTTGGTTTCAATGGTGTAGTATCTGATACAGCAATAGAACAAGAAGAAGATTGGATTATTTTTAAGCAACTGAAAGTTTGTATTCGTTGCAGCTCCTTTTAAGATCGCAATGATCTGCTTACTAGAAGCATTGATCTCTTCTTCCGTGATGTCAAAGATTTTATAAAACATCCCTTTGTCAATATCACCAAATGGGACTAAGTATTGTGGACCTGGTGTGTGAAGCTTTTGTGAGTTCTTATCTACGTATCGACCAACGGTCTGCTTAAATCGCATGTCACCGGCTGATGTCTTTAAAACGGCTCTTACTTTCTGATACAACCCGTCACGAATGATGTAAGACTTGGAAAGGTCTGTGGATTCACATAAATACTCGAAGTCTACCTGGGGATATAATTCAAGATCCCATAATGTTTCCTGTTCGAAGACGGGGTGTTTATATCGTTCATCTGCATAAATGACAGGGTCTGTCCGATATTTCATTTGATCGTGTCCCCCTTTCGTAGTTAAAATTTTGTTGCCAGTCGTAAGGTACATTTCTGTAACACTAATTAGAAAGACGAGGTGATATTTCATTGGACAACCGATTTCTTTCAAAGCACATGTTATTTGCATACGCAATTGTGCTTAGTTTAGGAACCCATTTTGTATCGACTGGCATTGACCGCGTATTTGACATCTTAGTACACGTTTCGCTGCATTACCCAGGTGCTTATTTGAGAAGTGCAGTTTGTGTACTCGCAGGATTTGTGATGCTTGGATGCGGACGAGGATTATATCTGGTGTATCTACATGCGATCGAAGATCAAATGCATGACGCACACTGTACGATTCGAGAGCTCCATGAACTTCCACATATCTGTGATAGTTATGTCGGAATCACACTGATACTCATAATCATGGTCGGTACCTTGGGATATCGTTTCTTCCATTTATTTGACTCAGAAATTGTACTCGTAACGCATGATCCATTTAAGTTGTTTTTTGGACCTGCCGTGTTGGGTGTATATGGATTGTACCTTGTATATCGCGGTAATAAAGGTCGAAAATCGATCAGGTGAAAGGAGTGACAACTATGACATTACGTTTACCGTCAGATAAAAAGAAGCACGAACAATCGATTCGTGACTACCGTAGAAAAATCATACTGCGAAATATTATGTGGAATCTGGTATTTGGATTCTCTGTATGCGCCGTTGTATTTGGGATTGCAACATGCATGACCAAAGAGCTAAGCAGTTTGATTACCTGTGGAATTACGCTCGTGTTGATTCCAATTACTTTGGAATCCGCGATCCATCTATCAGACGAGACTGATCTGAAACGATGGTTCAAGAAATAATAACAGAAAGAAGGGGGTCTTGGATGCTTAAAGCACCAAAAGATAGTATCGAAGAGTTAGGCGAGAAAATGATCGTCAACGCTGGTGGTGGACTACTTACTGCAGTCATTGACGATTATTACTACTACGATGAGAACTTAGAGAAGAAAAAGTTTGAAGATGGGCATACCTACTTTCCGAGCGTGCTCGTGTCTGCACTTCATATGATGGACGATTTAAAAGGCGAAAGTCTTTTTTATCAAGACCGTGAAGGAAAGCCCCATTTTACAATATACAAAAACGTATCGTATGCAATGTCATCTATGAAAAATGAACACGTAAACGTGGATGATCCGATACGTGTAACTGCTACTTACAATCATTACCAGGATCTTCCGAGCTGGATTGGTGTAGACCGTCTGGCAAAAGAATTATTCCGTACCCGGAATAAAAAGAAATATGAATTGGATGATATTTTTGAAGATCAGTGGATTCGTCAAAAAAGAAACATCTACAGGGAAACCGCTGTCACCACCATAGTCTTAGCCATTCAGTATGTGCTGTTTATCCCTTATGTGATTGATAGACCATGGTTTATGCGTCTTCCCTATCATATTACTTCGATATTAATTTTAACAAGATTCATCGGTAGGACATTTCGCCTATACAGCGATTATAAACGATCCGATCTAAAAAAATGAGGAATGATGATACAGATCACCGTAATTGGTATCTGTATCATCATTCACTATTTGTTCGTATTGTTTGGTGCATCAACCACATCTGCCTCTGAGTGATGAAAATGTTCAGAAGGTAATACCTCTACGCGATCACGTTCTTCTAAGAGACGTGCAGACGTACAATTTTGAGTTACACATTGTCGATCCAATTTGTGTAACTCGATTACCATGTCAGCAACAAAGGTATTGCCTTTTTCCTTCCTGTACTTATCGAATCTTTCATCAATAACCTTTAATGAATAGATGTCGATATACCCAAGGTTCATCCAGTAATGATATTCACTGGTGATAAACCCTTTGATAGATTCCTTATCTGAATCTAATAATAGATCAATTTTTTCTGCGAGTTCACTTAATACATCTCGTTTGATGTGATTGATTTCTTTTTCCAACTCATGTCCGTATGCACATCCACCGTCTGTGTTCTCCATATTGTCCATCAGGCGTTTGACATCTGCGGATATTTGTGTGTTGGATGCATTAACAGTCTCCGTGAGTCTCACCATTAGCTCTGAAAGATATTTGATATCACTTTGTGTGGAACTCACTTTCTCGTTGTAGTCATTCTGTTCTTGCTCTTTTTCGAATTCCGCTCTGGATTCTCCTTTGACGCTTTTACGTAACTTCCAAAGCCACAAGATGCATGCAAGCAACAAAACGACACATAGTGCAAAGACAGTAAAAGCGATCAGAATTATACGAGCACTTTCCTCGGTCATCAATAGATCAACCATTTTACCAGCAGGATCTCCCATATTATCTGTCCTTTCTTAAATAGGGTTTACGAGTTACCTAATGGATACCCTGAATTTACAGAGTATCCCATTAAATACTTGTTAGAAGGTGCTCCGAAGGACAAAAAAAGAAGCACCTATAAGGTGCTTCTTATAATTATTTTAATAATTCTTTTGGTATCTCCTTTGTTGCCGCATCATATAATGCATCGCATAATGTATCTGCAATTTCTCGAGCATTTACACTCTTTGGCTCGATTGGTAATTCAGCAGATGTGCAAGTGTCATCAGTCACACCAGAGTTTGGATGTGCATGATTCGCATCAGTTGTCGCTTGATGTTTGCGGGACTGAAGATGCATATCCATTGAGGCTAATGTTGGTAACTCAGCGGATGTCTTTGGAACAATTGGTGAGGATAGTGGTGAAACCTCCCTTACAGTATCTGGTACTACAGATATGGATGGATTCTTCACGGATTTCTTTAATGCATGTGTATTAGCAGCTTCTTTCTTTAACTGGTCATTTTCTTCACGAAGCTTCTTTACTTCCGCAGCCAGATTCTTAATCTTCTTGTGTAACTTCTTTTCGTCGTTGTGTTTCTTTGGTGCTGGTATCTGTGGATTAATAACTTCTACGGGCTCGGAATATACTGAAAATCTCGGTACATGTCTTTTATCTATATCAGTACCCGCAGGAGACAAGAAGTCATTGATCGCACGTACAAATACTTCACGTCTACCATACATTGCCTGATAAACGACGTAATGACAGTTGGCGTGATCAACATCCGTTGCAAGTCCACATACCTGATAGAGATACATATTTTTATCAAAGTCTGCATCTAACCGGTGTGTTTTCAAATATGCGTCGCGCTTAAAATGCGCGACAATCGTTCCTGGTGTTAATAAGGTTTCTAATTCGTTCTGTAATACGTTCATTTTGTTTCCTCCTTTGATTTGTGAATAGGTATAAAAGTTGCATATGGATACATCTCCTTATCCTCGTGACCGGATAAATCGATGATATCAACTGGTTGTGAGGAAAACGCATCGTTGTGCGTAATCATAAAGTTTTGTTCGGAACCGATTCGTTCAATCTGACGTTCCATGATCAATAGAAAGTTCCTTCGATTATCACTATCTAATGCTCCGTCAATCTCATCTAACGACATGATATTGTATCCATTTAGGGATTGACTCACCAATGCAAATGAAAGAGCCACGGATGTTAAAGAGACTTCTCCTTGACTTAAAAGCTTCACATCTGGTAATAGTTTACCACGGTTATAGACTGGCATCATAAATTCATCTGGACTGATTTCGAAATCCGCCAGTACGATGTTTCCATGGTACGCGACGTCCAGTAAATCATTGGTCATTTTGACAGTATCTTTCAAATAATGCTTTACAATGATCGTTGGAATACCCTTGTTCGAGGATAGACTCTGACGAACCCAACTCATGTTGTCAAAGTGCATCTGGTAGTTTTCTAGGTTTTCTTTATTCTCCAGATACAAAGTAAGTCCCGACTGTAATTTATTTCGTTCGGTTTCTGCACGAGTCTTATCACTCATCAATCCTCGGACGTTAATCTGTAATTCGTTGGATCGCTTCATACATTCATGATACTGGTCGTATTTAGCCTGATATTGTGTTAAGGATTCTTTTACGGATTCATAATCTTCGCAACTCTCTACGGTTTCTGTCAGCGATTCTTTCGTATATTTTAATTCTTGCATCTCAGCACGTAATGTAGCCATGTCCTCGCGGTAATCCATAATCTTGTTTTTACAATCTTCCAAATTTGTAGTTGCTTCTGCGAGATCTTCACGTAGACCTTGCGTTTCAGAAAAGGTTTCATATGTACTAATCTGCTTACAGATATCCGTTTGGATATCCATACGTTCCTTAAGAGCTTCCTGTTCTTTTAAAAGCGTATAGAAGTTATCCATTCGTTTTGCATCGTATATAGGTTCTCCTTTTTCCAGATGAGATAACAACGTTAACATCTTGAAATCTTCTTGGATCTTTTCTGGAAACTTGGAAATGATTTGCGCATATGGATGGAATCCTTCCAAAATTGGAGATAACCCAATATAGATGTGATGCATCATCTGATAATAATCGCCATCTTTTTTCTTGGCTTTCTGAGCACGTTCCTCTAAGAGGTTATTAATATGCGTCACGATTCGATGACCTGCGCAACGATTCTTATCACAGATTGGATCGCCATTTGTGATGATACTTTTTAAAGTTCGTAAGAATGCTTCATCATCATCCTGGTTGTTTCCTTCTAGGAGACCACTACTGATATAATGCTCTACGTTCTGCTTTCTTCTTATCAGATCCACGACTTCTTTCATAGGAGCATTTCCAAATTCATACAACGTAGAAATGGTCTGTTGGGATGACTTCAAATATACTAAGAAGTTTTCAAAATCATGAACTGTGATATCAGATTTGAAGTCTTTTAAGATCTTTTGATGTCTCTTGACTTTTTCAATCGTTTCATTCAATAAATCGTAAAGCCGTTTTAGTTCTTGGTCTACGGTAGATTCTTTGTCCAATCGGACGTTTAGTTTATGAACCCGATCTTCCCAATCGTTACGACTGGTTAACTCTCGTTCTAATAATGCTTCAGTCGTACTATAGGACTTCTCCCGGCTTGTCAAAGATTCACAGGTTGTTTCTAAGAGTTTCTTATAGTATGCTGCATCTTTTATATCCTTACCAAGACGATCTCTGACTTTCTGTAGTTTCTTAAAGGTCTTCCCGAACTTCTCCAATGAGTCTCGGATCTCAGAAATATCTCCTAATTCTTCCATCTTTGATCTACATACCGCAAGGTCATCTTGATAGATGCGAAGTTTGGTTTCAATGTTATCAATCACCTTGGTGTATTCCTTGATCTGTTTTTCGTACTCTTTTCGATCTTCATACATCATACGTTTAGATTGATCGACTGCGTGAGAAATCATTTCTTTTAAGGTACGTAAGTTGTTATTGACATGCTTGTAGTACTCCAGGTAAACCCCGATGTCATCGAGTAATTTTCCCATGAAGTTTTTACGGTCGGTGGATGTGGAATCGATTAAAGATTTAACGTTTGGTCCAAGTCTCACCAACTTCATATAGGATAACTCGATTCCTAAGTGAGTTTTGACGATTTCCTTAAATGACGTCACATTTCCATTGACGTTCAATTCTTGATCGTTTAATTGGATAAACGATTTGGTTGTATGTGTTTCTTTGCTTGGTGTATAGTAATGCTGGATTTTATAGGTATCTCGACCTTTTTGATACCAGATTTCTTTTTTACCTTCTTTATGTGGGGTAACTAAATGATATCCATCTCTGACATCCAGATTTCCGATTGTGGAAAATGGAGTCAGTAAAGAAAGAATTGTAGTCTTTCCCGATCCGTTTGGACCAATCAACAAACAAATATTATTCTCGCAATAATCTAAGTCTAGTTCTAAGTAGGACGTTCCTAAACAGTATTGAATTGCTTCAAAGTTCTCTAGTATGAGTTTTGTAATTTTCATTTTGGTTCCTCCTGTTGCTTAATCGTACGTTTTTTGAAATCTAGTTTTAAACATACTATTAACTACGGTAAACATTAGAGGTTTACCGCTCAAAAATTCCATATCGGAAATCGGATGGAGTATGGCATTTTCGTACTCCAATAAAGTAATATATAAGTCATATCAAGAAACGTCTGCTTGTGGACAAGATACAAAATCATCAACTATCCTTTCGATGATTCTTCGAGAGTAATTGACGTGATGTGACTACTTAAGCTAAATCGATTCGATGGATGATATGTTTACATAGATCTTTTGAACAAGTCGTGAAATGCTTGTTCAAATACTTGGGAGCACTTCTGTAAGTACAGAAATGCTATACTCTGATTACGTTTTTTTCCTCCTATAAGGATTTTGTGTATATGTACTGGTGGGATAACGTTATGCCATACGAGCCTACCTAAAACTCTTGAATATGATAGTACCTTACCGAACCAAATCACTATTTGTCATTGATTAAGCATTGTCAACTGACATCTTATGGGATGTATTTACGATCGTGAAGGAGTGACTCCCAAGTGATTACCGAAAAAATTAGGTTAACAACGATAAATAGCCGATACAGGTATCAGATGGATGCCTACCGGAAGCTAACTACTTTTGTTTTTCATTTTTGAAAGAGCCTAATCTCTGTACGGCTCTTACCTCCTTAAAATGATAGGACTACGCGAACGTGAATCGCGTAGTCCCTTTTAAGTGCTTTATTGTAATTTGTACAAGTCTTTGACTAATTCATTGATATACTGCACATTCAGATTTACAATGATCTTGTATGTGAAGTAAGTCGTATCATTATGGAAATAAATATCCAAGGTATGATAATCAATATAATAGTCTTTTCCCTCGATCAAGAGATCCCCCTGACGTCTTACTTTAATATCCAAAAAGTCTAATACTGGTAATCCATTCTTTTCGTGGTACTCAATTGCTTTTAGGATCGACAAGTTGATCATTTCTTTGATATTGATATGATCGTTGATTTCTTCCAGTCGACAAGAAGCTTGACTATAGAGTGTCCATCCGGGTGCTAAGTTGTAATCTTCTTTACAGGTAATATCTGTAAATACTGGTACCACGTTTCCATTCGAGTAAGCTTCCTCATCATCTACCGTACGGAACTTGTATTTCTCTAACTCATGTCCGAAGATGTAATAAAAACCGGTGCTTTCAAATTCCACACGGACAGTAAAGGTCATCTGGTATTTGTCATAAACCTGTCCGACCTTCTCACCTTCATCTCCATTGATGTCGTTGATCCAGTATTCCACATTGACTGGATAGTACCGATAGAACTCTCGGTTACCGGTTGCTCCGGATAACTTATACGTGATTGGATATTCGGAGTGTCCATTCATATAATCCATAAATGCTTTTGTACAACCATTGTCATCGACAACTGGTAACTGAATGATATCAGAAATGATATTGATCATGCTAGTCGGAATATAACTTTCCAAACAAGTTGGAAGCTTTCCTGGACAATTGACCGGTACTTTATTTGGAAGATAGCTCATCCAGTTTAACAACTGGATATACGTATTAAACACACAAGTCACATCGATATACATAACGGATCGATTCATCAAGTATTTGATCTCATAATTGTGTGCAGGATCTGCCATGAATGGTTGCAAGTTTCCACCACCCCATGCAGGCATCGTATTTGTATGCCGTTCAATGAAGTCTGTTCCTTTTAAGAACCGTTCTTCATCTAATCCAGAGACTCTTGGTCTAAAGATGATTTTTGGATTGATCTTCTTACTTTGAGCACGGACATCGGATTGAATCATTTGTCGATGTGCAATCTTGGAGTTAATATGAATTGTCTTAAAGAAGTCTTTGGGAAAAAGATCTAAGATCCATTTTTCCATAAAAGCCAAGACGTTTCCATAGGTATGAGCCGCACTTCCCATAATAGAAGTGAATTCCACTTTCTCACCAGTTGCGGCTTGTCCACGGGCACGTTCATAATCATCAATGTCTATCATCTGATAAAACGGGTCATTCTTCATATGAAGATCTCGTTGCCATTTATACATAAATCGCACCTCCTTCGTTATTACAATGTCGGATACGTAAAGTTGAGTAGTAGGCTAAAAACCTACTACTCAACCTGTATTGTTGCGATATTATACGTATATAATATCTATATGAATATTTAAATGAAGGAGGCGAGGTATGTGAATTCATCCGAAATTAAATACATGCTTCGTCATGTGTTTGACTATGATATGGGGAAGCTTGTCTTCCCCGTATTTTTTGTCGCCTCCTAAATAAGTGTAAAAGTCAGTTTGATTATTTATATAATATCTATATGAATCCATAAGGAAAGGAGGCGATAATATGCCCCAATCAGAATATCAATATCTGATTCGGAACATGGTGACTCATGTTCCGCGTTCGGATTTTGAGGATATCAGCTACAATGCTGCTGTCCATGCAACAAACGTTGCAAATCAAAATCGGACGATGGACGCTAGAGTTGTTAGTAGCAACTCTATGATGTGTCCATAATCAAAAGTATGGGGAAGCTTGTCTTCCCCGTATTTTTTTGTAGTCGCCTCCTAATTTAGTGTACGGTAAATAATAGAGATACACTCCATCACGGGTGTATCTCTATTTGAAGATCCATCTGACCTTCGTACGTGTCTAGTTTAAAAATGCAATTAACCAAAAGAAATTGGTTACTTGAAGGTAATTATGTACTTAGAAATGAATTTTTCATTTCTAAATTACTGTATAACCTTGGTGGAAAAGTTATATATTATTTTTGTAGATCTAGGAGGTGAACTACATGAACAAAGATGATGTAAAATACATCAAAGAAGAACTGATCAGAGTTGATAACGAATATCGACCGAAGATCTTAAATGTGAAATACTTCAAATATCCAGATATCGAGTTCTATAATGCGGTTCACGATATGCAGTTGTATTTCACAGAACTGGTGCGCGCGTTAAATGGTGTCGCACCTGGTACCGCATATCAGGGAATGATTCACTTATCCAAATTAGGATGGGATGATCAAATGGATTTTGATATCGATACCAAGACATATCGATGTCGTTTTCTCACATTATTGATTACAGAAATCACAAATAATCTAGGAACACTGTGTGAGAAACTTTATCGATATTATACCCCGGGAGTTGGAATCTATGAACACGGTTACTTTTATCTGGTTGAGATCCAGAACGTAGTTCGTGACTTTATCGATCGTTTCATGAATGGAAACGATTGGAGATTCGAGATCGAAAAGATCCTGGAGTACACATATCTTCTTAGAACCAATAAGAAATCGAAAGCAAATAATATGGTTTCTGGGATGAAGAAGGTATTAAAGGAATTACGTGATGGTTGTTATAAAGCACCATTCGTAAAACCGTTATTAGACCGAGAAACCCAATTGACATTTGTGTTCCAGGCAGTCTTGTTCTTATGTTTGGGAAATGGACATTGTGAAGACATCCCAAAACGTAAGGATTATAAAAATAAAGTACCTGGAAAGGATAACTTCAATTATGAGATTGCTTATCTTGGAAAGGTTCTCTTAAATGAGGATTTCCGAAAACTGTCTTTAGGATTCCAGATCTTCATGGATTCGATGCCAAAGACTTATTATGGTATCAAAGGAGTTGAAACGAACCCATATCTGGAAATAGGGTGTAACGCATTGGATTATTTGAGCTTCATCTTAAATGATGAGTGCTGCTCAAACTTAATTGACTTATTATTAGAACGACAGGGCTGGAGTAATTAATCCAGCCCATACAAAGGAGAAAAAATGATTTACTTAGTAGATGAACCAATAGAAAATTTTGATCCCATAGAGGAGGTAAATAAATACATAGATGCGTTATTTGTAAACGATGAACGTATGATGTTTACCCCAACCATATTAGCAGATCCAGATAAAGTATTGAACCGATTATCACACGATACCATAAACAAAGAACGTAGAGAAGCAATGTTTCCAATCGCGAATTATTCAAACGTATTTCGCTTATGCTTTACGTCTGAGAAAACATACTTAGTTCCTGCTGGAGATAATGTGAGCATCGACATGTTATCTGGTCGTGGATATATGACTATGAAAACAGGTGGAAGTGTCATCGTACCAAAAGGAGAACTTCCATTAAAAACGATTCCTTATGATGGAGAAATGTATACCAAACTTATCAATGCGACACCAGATCTTGACTTCCTTGATTTGATGTTTAAATTGGGACAGTGGGTCATGGATTCTGTTGAGATCGCAAAAAAGAGATGGTGCGATCTTACACAATAAAAAAAATATAAGAGACCTACCGAACTTAATCGGTAGGTCTTCTCTTTTAATCGTGATGCGCTGGATACGGATTGTCAGACGGTTTCTGTCCCTTAAAGACTTCAGAGGAAGTATTATGTATGATCTCCTGAAGCTCTTTTGGATAATGGAAACGCTCTGCATTTTTTTGCATACCGGCATCAAATCCAGTATCCGAATTCATGGAAGCTGCATAACAGTCGCAAATGTGCTCAATTAAATCAATCAGATTCATATCCGAGATTCCATTCTTGAAATGCTCTGGATGATGACGATTGACTTCAATATGATGAGCCATGCCTTCTTTACGCATTGCTTCTTTTACCTGGTTATACTCTGGAGTTCCGAACTTATATTTTTTCAATAACGGAATGTATTTATCATAGCATTCCCTTTCCGGAGACTCCAGTTTTGATTGGTCATGTGTATCAAATCTTTCATCCAGAGCGGGACGAACCAAGTTCGCCCACACCCACTGGATGTTGTAGATATGATAATATGCGTCAATAGTTGAATCGTACATTAGTAATCCTTTCCGATGGACTCTAATAACAGAGTTCCATCTTCATTGTATTTAATATTTGTGATATAGAAACGATCATCAATACGTTTCTTAATCTCTTTAATCAGGTCAGACTGCATGATTGCAGGATATTCTGTAAGAACCTCCTGACGAATCTTGTCTTCCTGTTCCAATACGAATAACTGATAGTTCGTACAAACGATTTCTTTTCCATTGAAATGATGGACATTCATAATCTCATCATCAAAGGTAAGTAAATCATCATCTTCATCGATGAATGCAACTTCAATTCCAAGCGCTTTCATCTTAACTTTAAAGATTTCGGCTACTCGTGAGATGTATACATCATCAAGAGATGGTCCTAAACGTTTATTCGTTACAACAGCTTTTAACAGGTCTCCACGTCCCTTAATAGATGTTCTATATAATGCATGGAAGATAGCGATATCTTCTGGCAGAAGTCCAATTGAAAAATTACCGAATATTCATGTGAGTCGTTACTTCACACAGTTCTTGGTGAACGTCCCTGTGTCTCCACAGGATCGTAGACTATATCTTCATCTTAGATATCCTGTAACCAGATATCCAAGAGCCAGGCATTTCGGTGCTCACTTGAGTCCTAAGGTACTCACTTCGTGTAATCATTTCAGATTACCTTATTTTCAAACCACCTGAGATAAATCTCATTTATGTATTTCTACAAATATGGTTGTCTAGCTTTCCCTAGTCGTTGAAGCATAACGCAAACTCCAATTATATCATTTTTTATATTTTCTATGGATGTAATCTCTTATGTACTGAGAGTTGTAATTATGCTCTGCGTGCATAATACTACAGATCACGTCCACTGGTTTATTTATATTTATCAGAAACTCTATTTGTTTTTTATGATCATTTGTTAAAGGACTTAAAACTTGTTTACGTCCTTTGTAATTACTGACATCATATTTATCATACAATGATTCATATTGCTTTAAACCTTTTCTGTGAGTTACAACATTTCGAATTGTAGCTACGCTTACTCTGGTTCTGTCAGATATGTCATAAATGGACAATTTATTTTCTGATAATAATCGAAACACTTCTCGCATCTGTGCCATCGAAAAACGAGTTCCATCATGGCATGCTGCTGGCACTTTGCAGTTTTCTATATGGTATTTTTTAGATACATTACACCATGATTTATGAAGCCGTATTCTATACAACATGTCTTTCGGAATCTTTGTTATATCGCTAATTTCTTTAAAATAAGATATTTTCCTGATTCCATGAGTTTACATGCAGTTTCGACAGATTCACGTGAATACTTATGGAGATGTGAGTTTTCTCCATAAATACGTTTCTTCAAACCAGTTGCATATGCATGATAATCGTTATCTGACGATGACGACCATTCAAGATTCTCAACCCAGTTATGTGTTTTATTACCATCCTTATGATTGACTTCTGGAAGGTTATCTGGGTTTGGAATAAACGCAATTGCAACTAATCTATGAACTGATCCATGTATGTGATACCGCTTGTTGTCTTTTACATAGTACATTCCAACACGCAAATATCCACAGTTAGATACTTCAGGCCGAAGTATTTTACCTGTATTAGAATTTCTGACATTGCCTTTATTTGAAATTGCGTATTGTGTTTCGATTCCATTGATAAAAATGGGTTTAAATATTTCTTCGATAATACCCACCACCTTTCTTAGTATGGTGAGTTTGCGTTACACCTGCGGATTGTCTCTATCAATCACCTTTTTACTATACCTTCGGCGTTACCCGTTGCCCTGCTTACGCAGTTAGTAGTGATTGCCTAACGAGTACATCTTTCGATGCAGATGAGTGGAGTCTCATCAGTTCCCCGCAAAAACCTGGTTTCATATGCATATCGCTATGCAGCGCCCCTAATATGTCAAGGGTTTCATATTCTCCAAATCGGATTGCTGTTGAAGATGTCTGTTCCAGATGAGATCTGGATTTGTATCGTCTGGTTGGTAAACCTGTAATATCAACAGCTCCTGTATTACGTGAGCTGTAACCTCTACGGTCAGACTGTTTTAACTTCATTAAGTACATCTGACCGATAAATTCTTTTCGCTGTGTACGGATTAAACGTCCGAACTTATTAATGTAAATATCGTCTTTCAAGATCCAATCGTATTTGTTGATGATGTTTCTTAAGCGATCAAACAGATACGTTTCTGCATACATAGGTTTCTCATGCATGTAAATACCATCCATGATGGTATCTGCTAAAAACTCTGCTTTCTTTTTATCGGAGAGTCCCTGATACGTTGCATACATGGAATCGTGATATGTTGGATTGAGATCTTTTAGTAACGAGAATAAGATATATTCTTTCATCTCCAGTGTTGGAGCGAGTGCCATCTGCTGACGAGCTTTCCATGCAATGGAAGTCATCAGGATTTCATTGATTGGACCTGCGGTCGTTCTATTAATGATTGCTAACAGATTCAGACGTAAATCCACACGTCTTCCATCTGCAGTCATTGGCATTGCTGAATCTGGTACGATAACAGAAGCAACGGATTTGTTTCCGTAACGACCAGTTACTTTCTGTCCTTTTCTAAGTCCACAACGATTCTTTACGTTAATACGAATCAGCATGTTAGAGAATGCAGAATCGTTTTCTTTCCAACGTTTCTTCGTATCCAACATGTCTGCAGAACGTTTGTACATGTAGTCAATGTCTCTGGAATACTTAGAGCCGGACTTTCTGATTTCTTTACAGATCTTATGGAGTTCTTCGTAGTATTTATTCTGTGCTCGTAAGTAACGATTGATCTGCGCATTGAAATCGGTATCTCGGATTTCTTCATTATTGGAGAAAATCTCGATGTCCATAATCTCGTATTTTCCATCGACGTAATAACGAGTATCACCAGACATCAAACGAGAAAGATTCTTTTTCTTAAAGTCATAAAGAACCTGATCGTTGAAGAGACGTCTGGATGCAGCAACGACTTTTCCATTGACGAATTCTCCAATATCTGGGATAACTTTATAGTTCTCGTCATCTCCATAGATGTTTAAGAGAAAATCGTTGTCGTTTAACTTGATTTCAATGACCTCGTTTTCGATGGATACCATGCGGTTTGCCAAGGATTCAGAAATCTGCGCAGCATCTTCTGCGGTGAACGGGTTTAACGTGTACTGTACATTGACGTTCAAGCCATAGCCATAGTTCATGAACTCATCATAAGATTTGGACTTATAAAGTACCGTATCTTTTTTGACTTCATCTCCCTCTTCCAGAGCATCAATGGTATCGTTGTTAATCTCATAACCAAAGTTCTCCACAAGGTTTTCGCATGGATGACGTTCAATGATGTCATACTTATCTTTCTTCTTGTCGTAGATGATAAGAGAATACACCTGTGGATTCGGAACCAGTCCGTCATATTTGACAATCTTACGGATGACCTCGATGTCCCCTTTTGTCTTGTAGTAGGAATTGCTGTGTTTTCCCGCTACGTTCTCCGCAGTTGTAAACATGAATGGTACTTCAGGCTCTACCAAGTTTAAGAACTGGTTCATATGCGAAGTAAACATGTTACTACGCATTGAGTTGTTTGATGACGGATATGTCATCGCACTGGTTCCAAGACAAGACGCTCTTCCCTGCGCCGTCTTTGGAATGGTTCGGTTTAAACGAAGCAGTTCCTCAGTGATCGAGTACTGCTCCACATGTTGTTTGGTTGGTTTTAACTTCTGGATAATCGGAGCTTCGGGTTCGTCATCTTCGAACTCGTCGCTCTCATCGTAGTCATCCAGAGCAGTATCCACCCCGGTATCTCCAGTGATCTGGAAAGTCTTTTCTTTCTTTTTTCGTGGCATAATAAGTCTCCTTTGTTATGTATTTGCGTGAACGCAAAAAAATAATATACCTCTATTTCTTAGAAGTGTGAACTTGTCTCGATTCTCATAAAGTCAGAGAGGTGCATATCTCGAAGTTGTGAATAAATCGACTGTCTGAGAAATTTTGTAATCATTTGCAAAACGAGCGAGGCTAAATAGTGTCGAACACTGAACTGCTCCAAGTTCCACCCAGCGCTCCATACACGCATCTAACGAACGTTTCATTTCTTGGGTAAATTTATTATCGCGATCTAAGATTGCCACGGCAATACTTCCTTTTTTGGAAGTGATTACAGCTTCTGTAATTTCTTCAATACTAAAGCATCCTTTCATTCCGGATGCAATTACATAGACCTGGCATCGGGAATATGTTTTGGCTTTCTGTTCGTTCTTACGAGCAGTCTCGTCCCATTCCAAATTATCTCCTGGACGAATACAAGGATCATAATAAACGATGCTTTTATCCAAATATGGAATCAGTTCTTTACGCCAATCCCAGTCTTCTGTAGCCGTTCCTCCAAGCCATAAAAAAGTATCACGGATATCATCTGATCCGTGTAACATCGGGTAGTTCATTGGTAATACCACCTTTCTAAAAGTATTTTACATTTTAGTTTCAACAAAAATAAGATCAAAAAAAGAAGCGCCGAAGAGCTTCTTTTAGATGTCAGTTTCACTGTCGAAATACATGCCATCGAGAGAATACATCTCTCGTTTGGCCTGACGTTCACGGTAGTCGTCAACCATGTCGATAGCATCGCCGACTGTACAGTAAGTTCTGACGCCGGCGCCTACACCTAAAGTAAGTGCAGTTACTGTTGTAGCTGCAAGGCCGAGTCCATGTAAAGACTCTCCTGTGAGTCCTTCTGAAATGGTGTTGCCGATTGTGAAGGTTGTGTTAATCACGGTACCTTCTACCGCTGCTGTTGCAACACACTGAGTCGTGTATTTCGTGATCTTATGCATCCTCGATTTACGCTCAGATTTAATTGCTGCTAATTTTGCTTCTGCAGCTTCATGTGTTGTAGGTGTGCAAATCTCTGTTGCGATGTAGTCGACTGTTTCTCTGTGTAATGATTTTCTCATAAAATACCTCCGAGCTCTTGACACGTCTTTTGACGCTCTCCACTCATAAAATAAAATTAAGTGATAACACTTTTGTGTTTGCCACCTACTGATGTAATCTCTGTGGCTATTCACTTTTCTGACCAGAGATGATGATATATGTATTTGATTTCTCTGATTCACAAAAATTATATATATAAATTACAATACTTACTTTACGGATTTCGAAACCCACCCAAAAACAGTCCGTTAAGGAAACCCCATGAAAGTAGGTGAAAAATTATGTCATTAATCGTCGAAACGACCACCGTAAGTGATTCGTATTTGATGAAGAAAATGGACCAAGGTGCTGGGATTACTTCCCGTATCTTGCAAGCAATTAAGACAGGAACCAAACTTTCTGAGAAAGACATAGAGGAGCAAATCCTTCAAATTCATAAAACACGTATCTCTCCGATCGCAGAACACGTTGTCTCTGCGTTTGAACGTGGAGATATCGTCCTCGTATACTCGGATACCGTACGGGTAATTCAGGCTGTACCATTCATTGTAGCAGGTACCGCTGGTAGCATGAAAGCCTATGTATTCGTCCAGTCTTATGGAACCTACGCGGTACCGCGACGAGCAACCGATATGGAGAAAGTCTTCAATATTGGTATGAAGGATCTGTATGCGTTAATGGAGGGTGCGTACATAACCCTGCAGTATTACAAGACTCCACAGTTATTCTCAAAAAACCTGGGTCTAATGAAGCTTTGCGTGTCCGTATACACAAACATGTTTTTGCGTATCCTGAATAAGGAATATGCGTTGTCTCTGGCTCCACTGGAGTATAACCAAGTTAGCTACTGTGTTGCGAGATTCTTCTTAGAGCGTCTCTGGGAAATCAGCAGTGGTGAACTGGCACATTCTTATGCGATTGGAACAATTTTGAATCCAAATCGTATGGATTATGTGACACTGCAGGATGAATGGGAATCTGCAGACATTAAAGATTTAGATGGGTTGATGAATTTCTTACGGGATCACTTCCCAAGACTTCGAAACTTATCCATCCGATTCTTCACAGAGTATTACATGAACACCTATAAATCTACGGTCGTACTTGGTATGGATGTCTTTCCATACTTCTTATTTGCGATGACTTCTTCCATGCTTGGAAGTTTCATTGCAAACCAACCGGTGATTTATGAAATCCTGAAAAACACGAAAGGCATGAATTATTTCTATGCCGAGTTATCAAAGTTCTTATAAGGAGGGGAACCTATGAAGTGTCCAAGAGGTTGGATCTTGTGCCAAAATGATGAAGGGTTTACCGTTCCTTATTTTGTCAAGGTCCGTTCTACAGACGTTTGTGTATCCAGTTCTATTTCTGAGAAGTTTGGATATGCAAAAGTCTTACCGACAGATTTAAACAGTGAGACAGTAAAATTATTACCGCCAGGTCAAATGTACATTCTTGGATTACAGGGATGGCGTATTTGGCTTAATAACAACGAGACATTTAAAATGACGAAAAGTATTGAAGTAACCACTACCAATGCAGACTTGTTTGACAATAAGCGAGTTCGTCTACATGTCTCCTTACCGTTTAAGATGATGGTGAATGAACTCGTAGATATTCATATCATGAAGATGTGTGATGATGAACGATTAATCCGCTCATTTGAAAACATCAGTTATGGAGATATCTCTGCAGATAAAGATATCAAAGAAATCTATGTGGATCTGTACTTATCTGAAGTAGTTGCGGATAACTACTTAGATGAAGTCGTCGTAAACTCCAGTAAGATCGTCGTTGTCGTAGAAGGTGCTGCCCAATTAGGAAAGTACTCTCATATGGACGAAGAAGGTCAGATTGGTGGATCTTGGGATCCATCTGCAAATGGAGGTTCTGTAAACCCGAACAGCGTTTACACCAAAGACGAAGTCAACGCAATGATCAAACAGATCAGACGCGATGTCGAAAATGGTACTCTGATCGGACCACCGTCTATCGTCGATGTAGTTGATAATGTAACAGATTCTGTTGTTCTTCCTAAGGGTATCGTCTTTGACGTTGAGACACCAGAAGAAGTGGCAGCTGACGAAGCTCAAAAGAAAGCTCAAGAACAGGAAGCAGAACTTCAGAAGATGATCGATGATGACTCTGTCATTCCAATTGATATCAATGATTTAAATTTATAAGCAGACAAACAAGATGGTATTAGCTGAGTACAACTCAGCTAATACCACAATAAGACAAATGTTCTCATATTTGAACTGATTTGTCTCATTTCTTTTTTCATATTTTGTCGTGCTCATAGACACGATACATATAGCTTTTGAGTACAGGGACCAGATGGGTCCCTAGATGTAAAAATTTGTTCAATAAATTTCTAAATCGATTGTTACACTAAAGTAACGGTCCTTCTGGCGTTAGTTGGGACCGTTCATAAGTATCCGACGAGCATTTTAAATGTTCATCTATACTGTAAGTTTTTTGCTGTACGATTCTCAGATGGAGAATCAAGAAGGAAGCAGGGAATTATCCCTGCTTCCTTCTTTTTAACGCCACTCAATCTGATATTTCTGGCCGAACTCATCGGTCATGATATTCGTTGAGCGGTTAATGGATCCAATTGAAGAACACGGCAATGGATAATCGTCCACTTCGTTTCCTTCTGGATCTCGTGCAAGATAATACCAGTCACTCTCGTCACTGGCGTTAATAGATACGTAGGTTGTGATATTTGCATTCTCATAACGAAGATATGCTTCACTTTCTACCGTACGGTCTGTATCCGTATACAGATCCTTGTCTTTTTCATCCACAGGGGCATTCAAACGATCCTGCAGAGCATCTGCAACATCATCTTCGTCCATATCATAGATGATATCAGAGCCTCCCTGTTCTAACATATGACGTTCGTCTATCAGTTTCTTAAGATAAGCAGAACCAAATTCTCCAAGTCCTCCACCTTCTCCATCGATTCCGATTCCAAGCTCTTTTCGTTCTTTCATAGAAAGCTCGGTAGCCAGTTTCTTCAGGTTTGCTCGCTTGTCTACCAACTGGGTACACAAAGATCTTGCAGAGGTGATATTGGCAATCAAGTCCTGTTCATTTTTGGTCATACCACGACCAGAAGCTTTACGACCGGCAAGGGCATCATAGGTTGCCTGCAATTGAGCGGTGAATTTTGTCTGATCCCGAAGGAGATTTGTATACAGCATATTCTCTGTTTCAAATTCCTTTTTAAAGTCAGTTGGTTCCCCGTCCTTTTTCTTTTTCTTCTTTTTTTTCTTCTTCTTACCGGAAATGATGTCTTCGATATCGGTTCCTCTACGAGGCTTTCTAGTAGCACCTACTTCTGCAGCATGGATGTTATCCATAAAGTCTGTAAACCAATCTCCGCTTCCAGAAGGAGAAGCTTCTGTTTCTTCTTCTTTCTTGCGTTTCTTTTTGGATTTCTTTTTACCGACGAGAGAATCGTCCGTAATAAAAGCATTTCCATAGTCATCACTAGACATCGCTTCTAAGTCTGCTAATAAGTCATCTCGGTCATCTACTTTACGTAAATCATCGACGTCGATATCAGGTTCTCGATCATATGACATAGTGCGTCCTCCTTTCATGGTTAGGGATTTGTTTTCATGCTGGATCCATAAGTACAGATTTTATGGTTGACAAGCTCTTAATCATTTTAGTAATATACTATATTTATGAGGTGACCGAAATGAAAATTGACAAAGAAAATGCCATGCTACTAGACGTTCAATATGTACGAGAAGATCGTGCAAACAAACAACCAGATTATTTATACTTAATTTGGAAAGAGATCGATAGTGGCAAGAAACACTTGGAGAAAATACCAAATCCTCCAATTAATGTATACTTTGAAAAACCAGAGTACCGCGATCATTCTTACTTCAAGACCGAAGAGAGTCTTGATAAACTGGATAAAAAGGTGGTGCAATATAAAAACGTCATCTATGCAGTCGCGCAAGAAGATGGACCAGGTGCACAAAACTTTATCAACCAGTGTTTTCAGAATCGAAACTTTCGAGATTTAGATCGTGTCAAATTAAGTCGATATGCGTTTGGGCATGATTACGACATCCGAACCATTTATCGAAACTTATGGCTAGATCACTTCGATAACGACAAACCAAAGCATATACATAAAGCCTTTGGAGATATCGAGGTTGATATCATGGAAGCTTCCGGTGAGGCGGATCCAACAAAGAACCCCATCGATCTAGTAACCGTGATTGATCAGGACCAGAAGCACTCCTATACATTCATTCTGACCGGTGTTCAGTGTCCAGAAAAGGATACCTCTAGTATGTCTTCGATTGAACTTGACGCAGACTTTCAAAGACATCAGATGTATGCACACAGACTAAAAGAACAGGAATACTGGAGAACTCATTATGATGAATTGATCGACGAGTGTCACAAAATGTTCGATGAATCCTATCCGGGATTCGAATTTTCTGCTTACTGGTATGATGACGAGCTGGAACTAATTACGCATGTTTTTCAGTTAATCCACCGGTTAAGCCCTGACTTTATGATGTTTTGGAATATCGCATTCGATATTCCGTACTTGATGAATCGTATCAAGTACTTAGGTGGAGATCCAAAAGAAATCATCTGCCACCCGGATTTTCCGAATAAGGAATGCATGTTTAAGCATGACAACTTCCATTTTCAGATTAAGAATAAGACGCATTTCTTTCGTGTGTCTGATATGACAATCTATGCAGACCAGATGGTCAATTACGCAGCCATCCGTAAAGGTCAAGCAGAACTTCGTAACAACAAATTGACTTATATCGCCAAGAAAGAAATCGGGGATGAGAAACTTAACTATGCTGAAGATGGTACCATCAAGACGTTGTCATACAGAAATTGGTTAAAATACTTTCTCTACAACATCAAAGACGTTCTCTTACAGTACGGAATCGAAGATGTGACCAATGACTTAGAAACATTCTACATCTACAGTTATGAGAATATTACCCAGTACGAAAACGTCTTTAAACAGACCGTAAAACTTCGTAACTTCCAGTATCGTGACTGGTTAGCGCAAGGCTTAGTCCCGGGTGTCAACGTCAACGCATTCATCAATGGCGACGGTAACATCGAAGAAGAGGAAGAAGACGACGATGATGAAGATCCATTCGCAGAGTCTGACGGTAAGCCGAAGAAGAAAGGCAAGGATGTTGGATATGAGGGTGCTCTTGTAGGTAACCCATTATTAATCAATTACTTTGGAGATACCTTGTATGGCAAACGAACCAACAACATTTTCCGATTCTCCATCGATATGGATATGACAGCATTCTACCCATCAACCGTAGGTGCTATGAATATTTACCCAACTTGTCTGATCTTTAAGATGATTCTTCCATCTACACAGTACGATGTACGTGGTGGAACAATTCCGTTTAATGGTATTACCGACGTTCAGCTGGTAAAAGAAAACACGGACAGCTTCACAGGTGACATCGCAAAAGAAGTAATGGATAACTTTATCACCAAGAACTATCTGACATTTGCACATAAGTGGATGAACTTCCCAAGCGTATCAGATGTTTATTCTGAGATCTTAAGTCGCAGACAGAAAGGAGCTATGGCGGCATAATGGCAAAAAAGAAAGAACTTACGTTACGAGATGTTTTAATGAAAATGGAGAAGTTTACCAAAGACTGCTTCATTTTGCATGGTCGATGCTTCATCGAAGGAGAAGATGCCTTACGAATCAGTCCGGCAAATGTATATGGATATTTAACGGAAGATGCAGCTAAGATCGTAAGAGAAGCGTATCCTGATGCGGATTTACTGGAGGTTATCAACGTTAGAAACGCAAAAGACGATCCAGAGCATAATATCAAAGTGGTACCTAGCAGGTCTACAAAAACAGCTGAAAAAATGAGATTTGAGGATCGTTTCAATGACTATCTGGATGTGGAATGGAAGACCTTTGATTTCACAGATGAGCAATTAGATGAACTCTTTAATGAATCCAAACAAATTGATTATGAGATCTTACCTGGAAAGAAGATCCAGATTACGAAAGGACTTTTTCCAACTATCACAATCAAGAAAGCAAACACAGAATTATCCTATTATGCGGAGATGATGACAAATGACGAGCACAACTATCCAGGGGATTTGATTCATGTGATTGCAAGAATTGAAACAGACGTATCCACTGTGTACTTAGAATACCACTGGTTGGATCTATAAGTAAATATAGACTATCGGAAAATATCCGATAGTCTATATTTTTTTGTACGCATCTCGTACAAGTACTCTACCTTTTCTGAAAGTTTAGATATTATGATTATATAATATCTATATGAATAAAACAAAAGGAGGTGAGACCTATGCGTAATTCTGAATTAATGTACTTAATTCGAAATGCGGTTACACGCATTCCGCGTACTGATTTTGAAGATATTGCTTACGATGCTGCAGTGCATGCAACAAATGTAGTAAATCGAAATCAGTCGATGGACGCCAGAGTTGCTACTAACAACTCTCTATTACGTCCTTAATTAGAAGTATGGGGAAGCTTGTCTTCCCCGTATTTTTTTTTGGTCTCACCTCTAGGTGACTGTAGACGTAAATATAGACTATCGGAAAATTTCCGATAGTCTATATTTTTTGTACGCATCTCGTACAAGTACGTATTGATCACATATCAATCAATAATGAAGGTTATTATTTAGCATGTCTGAAACATCCTAAATACGATAATAATGCCAAACAACACTCATAGAGTGTTACTAATATGTAGATTCCCCGATGATTTCCAAGCCAAAACATTCGAATAACGTGAGCGAAAGGAGGAATTCGTTTTGGCAAGAAATTCCAACAACGTTTCCACGGCGACTCGAAACCCTGACGGACGACCGGTCTTTGGTTCCAAAATGGGCAGAGGTTTCCTTGATGGACGTCGTGTTAAGAATATCTTACATCAGATTGATGGCTTGATGGGACAATCAAACCTTACGCTAAATGGCTCGGATCGTACGTCCGATATCGAAACCTTAGACAACACGTTCCATGATATCATGAAGACGGAAATCGACAAGATTACCAATAATAATACCATGGATACTACTTCGTTTTTGTCAACGCTGTATTCCAACGACCGTGTAGAGAATGCACAAGCAAGTAAGTTTGTCGACTCTATGAATGGTTTTGGAAATGGATTTGCTGGCGATAGTACCGCTTCAGCAATGAACAGCTTCCTTGAGGGTGTCTATCGGAACCGTCTGATGCAGCAATCGGATTTGCATCAGGTATCCTCCCAGCTAATTGAGTTACAAGAAGCCATCTTGATCACTCGTGATGCAATCATCTCCCCAGATATCATCGAAGGTCGAATGAATCGTACCTTGAAGTTTGAGGGTGCAGATGACAAAGAAGACTGGGTTCCCGTCGTAGAACAGATGGAAACCAAGTTTAAACTTTTGGAAAAAATTAAAAACTTTATCGTCCCATTCTCTCTGGAGTATGGGGAATTTTATGTCTATTGTATTCCGTATTCCAAGCTGTTTTCAGACTTTATGAGAAACAAAAGAGATATCATCAATGGTGCTGGAGGTGTCAAAGGATATGGAGAGGCTACCTCCTTATACGAGAGTGTAGTTGGTGAAGAACCTGCACAGACAAAGCAGGTCAGAGCCAAACGTGTAAAAAACAACACTTGGCTAGAACAGGCATATACCCACTACATGGAATCCACTGAATTCAGTAGTGGTAAGAAACCAAATACGGTATCCCGTATTTTTGGAAGTGCTGGAGACCAGACATTAAAAGATGCATTCTACGAAGATGCTAGTAACATCTTGGAGCGTATCGAAATCAACAATGACCCAGTTGGATTACCAATCGTAGAAGAAGGAACTGCTTCGTTTGAAAAGTTTGCAGATCATTACTTTACCGAACATGGTTATACCGAATCTGCGGAAGAAATGATGACAGAAGCGGATAAACCAACTGCTCGTATTAACAGTAAAGGTCAACGAGTTGCTACGATCAACTTAAAGAATCCAGCGAATAAGAAAAAGAAAATAAATCCATTTGATGCAATCCAACAGAATCGTTCCGTGGAAGGTGCTTATGGAATTGATAAGAACGACACGGAATTTGAAGACTTAAAAGATGTTTACATTCAGATGATTGACCCTACGAAAATTATTCCAGTAGAAGTCATGAATGAAGTTATCGGATATTACATTGTGTATGCTGAAGAAACCCCTCAGATGAGCGGTGTCATTTCTTCAAACTTAGCGTTCCAGGGAGTAAACTCTCCTGCAAACTGTGTTACCTTTATTGATGACATTTGTGAACGTATCGTACGATCTTTTGACAAACCATTCTTGGAAAACAACGTGAAATTCAAGAAGTTGATTGTCAATGCAATCAACTACTTCAACGTCACACAAAACAGAATCAAATTCCAGTATGTACCTGTCGAATATATCCAGACATTCAAGATTGATGAAGACATTGATGGCCATGGACAATCGATGGTAAAGAAGTCTCTGTTTTACGCAAAGATGTATCAGATGCTTCTCATGTTCAAGATCATGTCAATCATCTTATATAGCAACGATACCAGAGTCAACTATGTAAAACAGAGTGGACTCCGTAAAGATGTTGCAAACAAGATTGAAGAAATCATTCGTCGTAAGCAGTCCAGACAGATTAATATGTACGATCTTTACAACTACTCAACGCTGATTAATAAGATCGGTGCTGGTAGCGAGATGTATGTGCCAACTGGACGAACCAGTGAACGACCAATTGAAACCGAGATCTTAGCTGGACAAGATGTACAGTTAAACTCAGAACTTCTTGAGATGTTGAAAAACGCATACATCTTAGGAACTGGTGTTCCGGCAGCCATTGTAAACTACTTAAACGAACCAGAATTTGCGAAGATTGCGGAGCAGAACAACAGCAAATGGATGGGTCGAGTTGTCAATTACCAGCTTGACTTTAATCCAAGCATTACAGAACTTTATAAGAAGATTATGAAATGGGCTACGAATATCCCAGAGGAAGTCGTAGATAAATTTAAGTTCACCTTACAGGCACCGAAGACGACTCCTCAGGTTGCCAAGAGTGAGATCATTCAGACATTCGATGGAATGATGCAGTTCTATATCAAGTTGTGCCTTGGTGAAAACTACGATCCACAGGATAGAAATAACCAGCTGATTATCAGAAACTTCACATCTTTAGTGGCTGAAGAATATCTGCCACAGTTAGGACTTGCTCATGTCTTAGATCTCTATGAAGAAGCTAAGATCAAAGCAACCGAAGATTCGTTAAAACCAAATCCGGCAAATGGAGATTCTGACGATATGGGTGATATCAGCGACGAAGACTTAAACAACGTAGACTTTTCAAAATTAACATAAAAAATATTGGACTACTAGGAGAAATCCTAGTAGTCCATTTAAACACCTTAGAGTGCAGCAAGCTGAGACTCAGATAAAGGTGCATTGTTGTTTGTTGTAACACCGCCCTGGCTAACAAGCTGTCCTGTCTGGATATCATAGTACTGATCTGAATGAGTAGTATTTCCAACATACTCACTGGATTTAATTCCGCTGAAGAAGTTCAGGGAGTTCGCCAGTACTTTGTACTTATTCAACAGAGCCTGACCAAGTTTGTTGATCTGCAGAGACTCATATTTTGTGCAACGGAACTCAACGTTGTACTCAACCAGTTCGTGAGAACCAGATGTGTAGTTGAACTGCTCATTACGCACGTTAGCTGGGAAGCAGTTTGCAAATAAGCAAGCATACTCAACCATAGTACCTGTAACGTCAGTAGATACATAAATGAACTCAGCAGTCTGGTTAGACTGAAGGGCTTTAATGATCTGCGGATCGCTGTCACTATGACCCTGAGTTGCTGCGTGACCGTTGTAATGTGTAAGACCTGTCAGTAAGTCGGTTGTACCATTTACCCATGTATGGATTACTTCACGAATCGGAGATCCGGAAAACTCATAACAGTTTACGGTAAATGTGTTTGTACCATCTGTAGCTACAGATGGAATGGAGAAGCTCTTTCCTGCATAACCACCTGTGTAGTCATTGAAAGAAACTTCAATATCACCAATACCCTGAACTGCGGTGTTACCGTATTCCAGGATATGTTTGAATTTTTTCACTTTGTTTGGAATGGAAAGGTTCAGCCATTCAGGTACACGAACCATGAACAGACGGCCATATCCAGTTCTAAGTGGATCGTAATTCTTAAGAACATCACGAGTGACATTCAGGCCACCAACAAAGAGAGCATAATTCATAAGGTTCTCACTTTCGTGTTCTTTCGCACCAGTCTGAATCGTACTGTCTTGAGTTGGAGTGTCGGCTCCGTTTTTAACAGTTTCTGCCATCGTCTGTCACCTCCTCCTAGTTATCAGCATCGGCTTCATAGTCACGACGATTGATATCAATCTCAACTGTCGCACGTTTGTAGATACCGCGATATACAATAGTTACATAGCAGTGCAGGATAGAATGCTCAATCTCCCATGCATTAGCCTTAAAGTCAATAGTAATACTCTTGACATACTGGCTGTTCCAATCAGAGAATTTTGTATTCTCATAGCTCTTGAATCTGTTACGTACTTCAGGTTCGTTAAAGTCATACAGTCTAGCCTGGATGTCTTTTTCGATAATACGTTTTGCTTTGTAGAGAAGATGTACATTAGATTCTTCCAGAAGGTCAGAATCTGCTGTCTGAGAAGTATTCTGTGTTGCACGCTGATATACGTTGTCTTCTACAGTCTCGAAGTAGTTGAAGCGATTTTCATTAAGTTTATTCTTAAGTGCTAACTCGTAATCTTCAACTGTCGGAGCCAGAGAGTTTCTAATATGACCAGTAAGCTGGCAACTAGATTTAACAAACGGGATATATGCACCGTTGTTGACAACATGTCTCCAGAACTGATTAGCTAAGAAGTATGTGATTGTAACAGGGATACGTTTCTTAGTAATCGGATCTCTTGTATAGTAGTGATGTACGTTCTTGGAGATCAGACGATTTGCGAACTGGCTATAATCTTTGATCATAGCACTCAGTTCATCATATCCAAAGGATGAACGAATACCTGTATCCATGTAGTAGATGGAGTCATCACGTGCAATTGCAAGTTTTGCAATCTCACATTTTGTAGCAAACGGATAGTTTGCATCAAAGATGGCGTCAGCATCGATACGTTTTGCTGTCAGGATACGTTTGTCGAGGGAACCGCTCCATGCTTTAGAGTAAGCATCTGCGTATTCCTCCTCCACTGTCCAAACATGTTGTTCGGTCTGTCCTTTAGAGTTTACAAAATCAGTTGTACGTGGATTTTCGAAATATCCATCGGTACCACCATAGAGTCTTACACCACGAACGTCATCGAAAGATACGATATCACTCTGTGTGTAATCTGCAGCGTCATAGTCATCTGCAGTGGTATCCACGGTGTCAGTTAATTTCTGAACCAGTTTAATGAATGGCTGTTTGTTAGTTGTAGAACCAACAGCAAGACCGAAGATCGGGTCAAAGCCATCTAACTCTGGAAGTACAGATTCATCACAAGACTCCATAAGAGCCTGGATATCACGGCATTTAGCAACTTTCTCAGCTTTTTCAGATGGAACGTCTTCAATACCATTGATCATAGGGAATGTGATGCCATCAGCAGTCATCATTTCTTCCAGTTTTGCTTCCAGTTCCTCATGCTGTTTGTTACAGAATTCGATATAAGCATCGTATACTGTTTCCAGCATATCTTCATCGATGTCGACGTCAACTGGTGCAACGCCATCATCTGTATCTGCTAATACATCGTTAATAAATGTAGCAGCATTGTATTTCACGGATGTAACCATGGAACCCATGTACTCAGCTTCCTTGATCAGACCTTTTTCAGTTGTCAGGATCTCGTAAGCCATTGTTTTGATTCCGTAGTTCTTTTCGTAAGCGACGTTATTTGCGATACGTACGGAGAAGGTGTTACCACCTTTACCACGACCATTAGAGGTTAAAACGAATACACCAGGAGCCTGGATATATCCTTCACCATCTTTGTATACGCCGCCAGTTTTTTCACCATCAAGCTGACCACGAACTTTAGTAGCATCTTTTTTGGTGATAACCTGTTTTGTAATATCCCCTTTCGCCTTTTCAGGATCTACAAAACGGCTTGTGTACTTAATACGGAATTTACGTTTCATAACATCTACATCTTCGCCATCGGCTTTGTAGAACAGAGAAACAATTGCATGTGCACGTGTTGCGTTTTCTGGCATGACACGCATGCACCAAACTTTAGCACCACCATCTCCAAGAAGTACGTATGGCATTAAGTTTGGCTGACCGTATTTTTTAAAGTTCGGAGTTCCGAACGTTCTCACAAAGGACTGCTGTGTACGCTTTAATACCCAACGGTTGTCGATGCCTCTGTCAGATGTAAAGGCAAAAATGTAGCCAATCGCAGGATCAGCGACTACAGTACTTGGTGCGTCATCGGTAATCTCGGTATTATCCGCAATGTATGTCTGTACATATGGAAAACCGTATTCCGGGACAATCTGTGTAACTGCAGGCATAAGATAATCCTCCTTTACAGTTTAATTTATGACTTATTTATCTTCTTTAACGGAGGGTGAAACCCTCTCAAGACTTAATAACTTTATATATTTGTTTTAGTTGTTTCCAGCGTTTTCGCTGTTATCTACATATAAGATCACATGACCAGCATCTAAGGAAGCTGGCACATCTATAATTCTTTGGTTGCTAGATCCGCACCATTTCAATTTTGTATCCAGTAAGTCAACCATGAACTCTCCGTCTACTAAGACATCGATGTAGTTTAGGATTTCTTCATTCTGAAGGTCTTCCCAGAGAAAGCCAGTATAACACCAGATGCTTTTATCTGGAAACTTCTCATTGATTTCTTTCGCTAACTGGGTGACCATCTCTCTATTTTGTGGATGAAGAGGATCTCCTCCAGAAAATGTAACTCCAGAAATGTAGTCATGGTTTAACTTTGAGAAAAGTTCCTCTTTGGTTTCATCTGTAAACGGAACTCCTCCATTGACATCCCAAGTGATTGGATTTTGACAGTCTTTGCAACAATGGGTGCAACCAGCAACCCAAAGGACTGTCCGAAGTCCATCTCCATTTAGCATGTCGTCTGTTGTAATATTATGATAACGCATCTTTCGTACCTCATTTACATCTTAATTAGCTGCTCCAGTGGAGACTCTGGTTCTGGTAATCGCTCTTTGGTTCTCTTCAAAGAAGAGGTAACCATGGAGTCAAAGTCCTCAAAGGTCAGCGCTGCGAAAGTAGAACTAAACTGACAAATCTGTCGCATGTTTACCATCGCATACTCGTATTCGGTTGCATTTGGAGTATCGTTTAATCGTTCTGCAAAAATACGAGTCGGTGCCGTCTGGTCACGGCACTGTACAGATAATACAAGTTCCCTATTTGTAGCAGGAACTCCCAGACCACCATTATTCATTTCCAAGTTCTTATTCCAAATCGTATTGATGGCAGAATACGATAAAGTTGACGGAATCTTTCCTCCCAAGATCAGTTCGATATATGCCTGAATGGAAGAAGAGTTCTGTACGATATAATCATTAAAAATTTCATGACCTTTAAAGTATTTTAAAACTTTTACAGGTCCTTCTGGAGATCCCGGCAAAGCCATATTAACCACTTCACTGTCATAAACAAAGAAGTTCATACGTTCTCCTAATTTGATCGTACGAATCTCTTTAAGTTTACCATTCTCAAAAAGACCAATCGGTAAACACGCAATAGACGTGATCGTATCTCCATTATCCACAGCGATCTTACCAGATTTATCAAAGAACGCCATGGGAATATAAATCTCTAAATATGGGACGTTGCAGATGATATGACCTTTTTTGTCATCTGCAAACACGGTTTTATAATCCATAAAAAGGCTCTCCTTTCTTCTTTTCAAGTCAAAAGAATAGTATAAGACAGACACTATGGCCTGTCTTATACCACTGTTTTTAGGGCGGATAAATGCTATTTATCACTTTCTCGGTTTCAAAGCGTTTCCAAATAATGCATCAGTCACACTGTAAGTACCTTCATTATCCATCTTTTCTTTCAACTGATTAATAGATGATGAATCAAAAGCATCTGTAGATGCTGGTTCTTCATGCATATATGCAGCGTCATCAAGAGGTGAAATCTTCGGATTGTCAGATCTCCATGTTTCTGGAAGCTGATTTGCGTCACCAAGAATTGATTTTATTTCTACCCCATTTTCCGTTCTGAACGTATTTGCGATAAACGGATCATAACCTTCTGCTGTGATATCAATTCCAATTACTTTACAGTACTGAACGAATTTATCACTCGCATGCTTACACCAAACTTCACGAGCCAAGAAGCCATCGGTAACAGATTCCAGTGTACCAAGAGAATGTACCAGCTCGGTAAGTTCTTCGGTTGTACGAAGACGTCTACTACATACGGTAATGTAAGCAATCGCATTTGTATCCTGGAAGTTATGCTGTTTGACTGCCGTAAAGAAATCACAATGTGTATCTTTATTTAACTGATATGGATAGTAAATACATTCGCGATCCTTCTGGAATGCTTTCATTAGGTTCGGAATATTCTCTGGATCATTTGGAGTGCTATTTGCAACAATATGCACCGGGAGCTTCAGGAGTTCTTTTAATACATCCGTGTTTTCGATGTCTTGTATGAACTCAAAATCATCGGCACCGACCAGGATTCTTGCATCAGCACTCATGTCTGCATGTTCAAGGATTGCTTTTATATATGATACTAGATAATTAACCGATGTTGTTGGATGTACAACATTTTCAGTATCACGATCAGTTCCATACAGATATATTGGAAGTTTCGTACGATCATTTTTAAATGTAGACATTATTCTGTGGCTACTTGTGGTATCCCTAGTTAACCAGCAGATAAATGGATAGTGATCCTTGTGGAATAGGTATGCCCACTCACAATATACACGCATTGTTGTAGATTTACCAGACTGACGCACAGTTTCTTCCAGTGTATTATGGTCTGCTAACATGGAATCAATAGCAAGTAATGTATTGATATTCACCTGCAGTTTCATCACATATCTCCAGAAGAACCAGAAGTTCCATTTACATTCCTCAAGGATTGCTTTCTTTTCTCCATCGGTTAAATCTTTTGCAAATACGTCAGTTCGAACGTCTGGGTTCTTTAACTCAAACATCTGATATCCGATCTTACAATCATGTGCCTTAAAGTAGTTTAAGACTTTCTTGTAGGATTCCTGTCCTTCGTCATCCTGGTTGAAGTAATAAAATTTTCCATCGATTAAGTCAACGGGATTACGGTATTTATCCTTTAAGAAGGTCGGACGAATGGTTGTTACACCATCTTCTTCAGTTGCCTCAGCATCTCCATGGAGTTCTTTTTCTTTGGTATTTTTGGATACCATTTCTTCCATTTTGTTATTGAAGTACTCCTGTAAGTCGCGAGTACTGATCTCTGTGGCATTCTCCGGAATTTCGAAATTGAACTTCACCATAGCAGCGAAGAGCTCATTTCTACGATCCGCATCGGCTTTCTTGCTCTGTTCCAGACGAACTGGATGATTTGGCCTGGTAGTGTTGTCTTTCATGAATTTTTCACGCTGATCTTCGAAATAAGAGTCATAATCTTTAATCAAAGAGATAATGACATTTTCCATTTCGGTATCTGCAAACTTATGATAGACTAAACCAGTTAAGCTGCTGACAATGGCCTGTACCATACCACGATCTTTGGCGTTGTATGGGTCCTGATAGCCAATGAAACGCATGACGTTAAATAAGAATAAGTTGTTGAATGCATGGTACTCTTCCGGTAAGAAGTTCTCTTCCAGATTAAAGAAGAATTTATACCAATCTGCATCAAATCCAAATTTCGGGGATCTGGATTTGCATCTATTTAAGGAATAGGATCCTTCAGATTCAGAGAAGAACTGTCTCATGATGGTAGACTTCTCTTTTTCTACGTGTTTGATCCGCTCAGTGATGAAATCTAATGTGATGGTAGATTCCATAAACTCAACCTTCTGGCGAAGATCACGAATCATTTTTGCATCTTTTACCGGATCCATTTTTTCAATCTCAGTTTTCCATTCTTCGATACGTTTTAAAGTGGCATCGCGGTATTCTTTGCTGTTACGGCGTTTCCAATCTTCATCCACAGATTCATTATAGAGATCCTGGACTTCTTTAAAGGACTTCTGCATTTCATATGCAGTATTGGATAATCCTTTACAAGCTTTGAGATCCTTACGCATATCTTCCGGCTGCAGTAATTTTGCTTCCGCAGATCCAATATAATAACTATTGTAGATCATTTTGATATCGTCGTCACTCATCGTATCGAACTCTTCAGTAGACCATTTGGCAGCTTCTTTTAAGAATGCAGTTGAGATCTTATAAGATGCTTCCATAAGACTAGCGGTCTGGTTCATAGATGTGTTGTAAGACTCTCGCGCCATCTTCATGATTTCACGAATACTAGAATCCGTGTTAGTTGAAGTATTTTCCATTTTGTAACCTCCTTATTTATGTCTCTATTAGTGTGTTGTCCTGACTGTGAAAATTCGCAGACTTAGACTGAAAATGTTATATATTATCTATGTGAATCGAAAGAAAAATTAAATATCGGAGGATACCAAAATGAGAAAGTTAACCATTAAAAACACAAAAGGAAATAACGTTACAAAAGGAGGAAAAGTTCGCGTTATTTCCAGAACTGAATGTAAAATAACAATCCGTCATTATGGAGACGATGATGATTGCTGGTGTGACGACACCGTGCTTGGCGACTAACAATACATTAGTCGCGCGACATGTAACTTGTTAACTACACTCGTTATCAGGGTGTCATTACAGGTTGTTACGTTTCTAAAAGAAGACTATACCAAATTAAAGGTATAGTCTTCTTTTTTTATTTTAAAAGATACTTAAATCTACTTCACCCATACTATCATATTCATCGATCATGTCTTCTGGAGTATGATCGTAAATATCCCCTTGGATGAGTCCAGCGTTATGAAGTTCTCTTGTTTTACGTTGAGACTCCAGTTCCGCTTTTCTCATGTCTTCTTCGAACTTAAACATCTCAGCTTCTTGTGCTTCACGTTTCTTAGCTGCAGCAATTAAAGCTGGATCTACCAGACTAGGATCAATCTCTTCTGGCCTCTTAAGTCCAGTATTATCAAGATCCTCATCACGAGCTCCACGAGTAATACCAAACATTCCCAGGTTGTCACCATGGTAGTATACATACAGTGCGATCAAGTAACTCATGATGCTATCATCGTGTGCAGATGGGCCTGCTTCTATTCTTCCAGAAGCTTTCCGCACGAGTCCAGATAAGTCACGAATGATATTCTTTGTGATAAAGTCTTCTTTGTTCTCGGATACACGTCTGGAAAGAATTGCAAACATAGATTCACGAGACTGTCCAGATGTATAGACACCGTAATAAGTCTTAGTCTTTGCTCGTGCTTGGAGGAGTGATAAGTTGTCTTGTACTTCTTTTAATCTTTCTTCAAGAAGATTCTTATCTTTATCGTAGTAGAGATTCGATGCCAACGGATTATTCGTATTAATAATGAAATCGATGATTGCATCACCAATACTATTACGTTCAATACATACACATGCTCGAGGCATATGTTTCTCTACAAGTTCAGAAATAATCTGAATATAGAGAGTTTCACCAATGTAGTTACATTCAAATTCAGCGACTGGCCTTAAGGTATATGGATTCAATACCGTAATCGCATTGTTATCCCCTACGGTACCCGTAGAACAGTCAACGCCAACCAGATATGGAATACGGCGATCCAGTTCTTCATATACATCAAACTGGAAGTAGTCATTAATCCAAAGTGTCTTAATTGGTTTATGCTCGGTTTCTGAAATAAACTCGATGTCTTCCTGCGGATATGGTGACATAGATGAACCATGCAGTCTCTGAAGAAGGATCTCTCTTCGTACGGTCAATGGATCACCAATACCAGCGGCAGTTTTCTTCAGCCATTCTTGAGATAAACCAATCTGATAGTACTGATATTCAATATATAAAATACGGTTACAATTTTTGCCTTTGCTGTCAATGTATTCATTAATTTTTTCGTCAGACCAATCATAACATTTTTCGGTCCATTTTTGTGTATTATCAAGGATTCGCTGTGCAGCTTGTCCTTGGGACGTGTCCAAGTCGCCCGGGGTACCAAATGTGTTACGAATCTGATCGCTACTCAGATCCTTCTCCATGTCACCATGGAAGTTCAGACTATATCTTCATCTCACGTAAGTGAGAGCCTCCCGTTTCGAACCGCTTGGTTCTACATTTCGCCCGCAAGGGGCCTACTCCCAGTCCAGTATACTGGTTTCCCTAGTCGTTGAGCATATATTAATTGTAACTTTTTAATTCTCCAGTTTCTACCATTTTATGTTTCATGCAGCGTACTTTATCAGTTATTCGTTTACCAATAGGATCTCGTGTAGTACGGGCACCAAAAGTCTTAGCGATATCTATCGATCGATATCCAGCTAATATCATATCATGAATTTTCTGACTATCGTCTTCACTAAATTTTGGTCTTCGTTTTGATTGTACTTGATCCGGTATATCGTATTCACAACTTATTGTCGTATGCCGCTTTTTTATTTTTATTGAAAATATTAACATGTAAAATGCACGATCCACAATTGTTTCATCATCGGTTTTAAAATAAAAATAAATGTCAGATACGTCAAATCCTTCAGAGAGCATTTCACATATCTTACGTACAGTTTCTTCACTATATACTGCAGACGGACAATGTGGTCCAGAATTACACTGTAATCCTGTTCGTAATGCATGACGTGTATTCTCTAGCGGTGTGGTCCATTCGAGATTAGTCCAAACATTACATGTTTTTACACCGTTCAGATGGTTAACCACATTACATCCATCATGATGTTCACAAAATTCATATGCAACAAGTCGATGAATGCCACAATGATGTGATGTTCTATCATTACCTAATAAGCCAGCACGATAGTAACCATCTTTATCCTGAAATAGCTTAATTGGAGTATCTTTTGCAAGATATTTTAGTTGTCCGTAATTACTTATACAATAATAGTTTTCTCTAATTCGTGGATATGTTACAACTTTAAATACTTCGTCGTCATGTTCTTTAAATCTTTTATTTATTTCATTTAATAAAATTTCCGTTGTTTTATTTTGCACGGATATTCACCTCCCTAAAATATCGTTAGGTGAATAATTACAATTAATACTTCGCTGCGGATTGTCTCTAATGAGATATCCCCGCAATTAGAGAGGACACTCCATATGCTCACACATATGGCTACGCGTGTGCCACGTAAAGATACGTGCGTACATACCGCCATTCTCTTTCGAGTTCTTGGCAGCTTGCTCGAACGTGGAATATGAGTTGGATACGATTGTGTCGATATGATTGGTGAACTCAGGTTCATCGAAGTGCTGAATCGGAGATGTCAGACCACGGGCAAGGGACAATGCCATTTCATGTGATGTCGCCTTACTCTTAACTGTAATTACGTTCTTTGTAACTGGATGCTTCATAGATGTTGCATTCATGGTGTGTTTGATCTTATTTCCGTTCTCGTCGATATACCATGGGAATCGCATATATTCTGGGAGTAATTCCATCTGGTCTTTCATACGTCTAAGGTTGGTCTTAGCGTTCTCACCATCTTTATTAACAAAGATGAACTCTGAGTTTGAAGTACCGAAGGAATATGCCCATAACTGAATTGCTAATGCGGACTGGGTTTTACCTTTCTCAAAGTGTGTTAATCTCCATGTCTCCATGGATGTTCAGATCATATCTTCATCTCGATTTCTCGAGAGCCTCCCGTTTCGGTATAGACCTACATTTCGCCCGCAAGGGGCCTACTACCAAGTTTCCTTGGGTTCCCTGATCGTTGAACGTTCTCAAAGAGCTTCGCTGCGGATTGTCTCTATCAATCACCTTTTTACTATACCTTCGGCGTTACCCGTTGCCATGCTTTCGCATTTAGTAGTGATTGCTTAACAAGATATCCCCGCAATTAAAGAGGTTTTATACATACGTCACCGCATGCAGAGGCAGAAGTCCGCCTCGGTAGGCAAAGCCAGCTGTCATAACCATGCATGATACACCATGCTTGTGCGATGTTACCACGATTTGCTTTATATGGGACACCGGATCCACCCTGAGTTGGAATACGTGAGATTTCTCTTAAGTAATACCATGGGTTGATCTTACACTCAGCCATGATGATTGAGACTTGCTCTTTCGTCAGGGTTGAGTGACCTTCCTTATCTACTGCAAAAGGATCTATGGTGACCACTCGTGGATCTATGACTTCTAGCATAAAATAGCAATTCTTGATTCCTAATTTCTTTAAGTCTGATGCGACTTGCAGAAAGGTTCGATTTCTCGTACCAAAATCATATAGTTTTGAACCGATTCGCATAATTCTTTTTGGTCCTGGATTCGACGCTCGTCGAACTACTGGAACAGTACCAAGTGTTGTCATGCAAATTCCTCCTTTCTTGTGAGTTGTCGGTTAATATTATGTGGAGAATATTGCTTTCTAAGCGTAGAGTGATATTGGATATTTATATATGATTTCTGTGGAATCCAATGATAATTCATATAAAAATAAAAAACGGGAGGTATTTATCATGAAGATTTTCGATTTCTTATTAGGACACCAGGACGTCATTAACAAATTTAACGAGGGTGTTGGACAGGTCAAAGCGTCTATGGATGGCAAACAAAAGGACCTTGACAAGAGCGGAGAAGGTTACTTCTTCAAATCTTGGCAGCAAGAATTTTGGGGAGCCAAGACATTGTCCGAATGCGAATTGCAAGAGTTTCAGTTTAAATGCGAAGCAGTTCGTATGTTTCTGGAGCTGATCACTGACGAGAACGGGTATCTTGTTAGTGGTCGTCGACAGATCCTGTTAGACTACGTTCAGTCCATGGGTCTGGAGATCGGTATCGGTGCCGATCTTTCTGGAACAAGAAATTTCCAGAAAGATTTCCTGGCAGACCATCTCAACGTATTAGAGATGGAAGGCTTAGCTGATTTCACCTTCATGGTATACACATATGGCGCAAGAGGTGGCATGGTATATACCGCAGAACAGAGAGTCAGAAAGTCAGGCGAGAAGAAAGTCGTATATATGATGCGGCTCGTAGACTTCTCCGATCAATTCCAGGATCTCTACGGCGATGGTTTAGTTATCGAATTTGATAACGTCAACCAGAAGAGATCCGCAGCGTTTAAAGCTCGTCAGAAAGAAAAACGAAATAAAATCGTTATGGCGAGACGAGAAAAAGAGCAGGCTGAATATGAAGCTATGCTCAGAGCTGCTGAGGAAGCAGAAAGAAGAAAGAACGGAACCCGATAAGGTTCCGTTCTTTTTTTATTCACTTGCTTTCTTTTGCAAGTATTGAAGTTGTTTTAAGTAATACTCAATTAAGTCATCATTTTCATGTTCAATATCTGGTAACACGCCGAGTTCTGCCGCATAGATTCGTTTTAATGATTCTACAGCATTGGATCTCACATCTTGTGGTAAGGATCGATTAAATGCGTACGCACTGAATCTATGAACCATGGACATCAGAATCTCTTTCTGTAATGGAATTCGTTTGGTTAATAATTCCGAAATACTAGCTGGGATAAAATACGTTGCATGATTCGCAATTGCCATTTTTGCATCCAGATCTTTCATAATCAACTCAAAGGTGAGTTCTGGAAGCACATTATTGAATGTATCTGCTAAATGAAAGATTAATAGGCCTCCTGTTTTTTTCGTATATGAAAGATGAGACTTGAAATCAATCTTTCCGTAGTTGGAGATTACAAATCCTTTGGTTTCCGCTCCGACATCCGAAGTGTCTTCCATACGTGATTTTTTTACGTCAAACATCCAAGGATGCATTTTCGTGCAATTCCATGCGACGTTATCTGTATCCACGATATCATAAATTGCTTCTACGATGTTCTCTAAGAAGCTGTAATGCCCAAGTTCATTGATCATAATCCATACTAAACTGGCAACATCTTCAGTGTATACGTAAGCGGCATTCTTAAGCATTGCAAGCCATACAAGTGGTTCATATCCTTCAATCGAAGAATTCCGAATCCAAGAAATTGCGGCATTGAATAATTTATGAGTCACGATTCCGGCAATCAAGATTCTCTGTTGCATACTACTAAATCGTACACATTCGGCACATAAGTCATGTTCATATACCCAGAGTGCTTTTACACCCCATTCCGTCATCTGAAAATGCATGTCATCTGGTTCTCTCATGTCAGTTGGAATCATTCCATGATGATTCAGTCCATGTGGAACTCGTAAGATCTCTCGAAAGAAGTACCAGATATTATCCGCAGCTTCATTGATGATTTCCTGGCAACGATCATGGCACTGTCCCCATAAGGCAACTGTGTGATGTTCTTCTGCATTTAATGGATCTCCACTGACACTATGAGCCAAGCTGATTTCTCTGTGTGCATCAGATAATTCTTTGTATTCATCACTCATCTCATCTGGAGATTGCAGAACGATATGTGAATTGTTTTGTTTTAATAGAAGTGGACTAATGTCCACACGCTCTCTGTCTTCTACGTTCTTAATAACGTAATCAAACGACAGGTTTCTACTCATATTAGTAATCCTCCTTAAATATAGTTAGGAACCTGTCAGGATCGATATGAAAAAGAAGGAAAGTCACTCGGACTTTCCTTCTTGTTTAACCCTCGTAGCCAGCTGGATATCCCACATAGATATCTGGCTGTTTTGGAGGGATGATTTTCTTTAAGGCTTTTTCACGTAACATCTCGAGTTGCTTTTGCACACTCATTAGATAACTACGAGAATGTGGAACGTTGTACTTCTTACCGGATGGATCATCTAACAAATCCAAATAGAAGTTGACCATATCCATCTTATTATGGATATATGAGACAAGCATCATTTTGTCTAAATCAGAATTGATCTGATCGATCTTAATTGTGATGTAGTCAATATCTGCAGGGTCAATACGCTGTAACTTCTTTTTTCCAAAGATACCGAATTCTCTCATATAGGAATCTGTGGACTCTTTCATCATTCGATCGATAAATTGAGACTTGTTGTTCTGCCGAACGAAATAATCAAGCTGAGAAGATTCATTAAATGCAGATTTATCAACAAACCACTGTCCGTATATATCTACTAACACACTCTCCAAATATGGGGATTGAACAGCTTCTTTTAAGGATGTGAGCTCAGATTTTACAAGTTCATCCTTACGGTTTTGGAAGTTCTGTAATGTGTTTAAGGAAAACTGAGTGGTTGTCCTCATTGCTTCATTCGGATCTTTTTTCAAGTTGTAACTTGGATGTTTGGAAAGCTTATTCATTGCAGAGATTAAGTCTTTGGCATATCCAAGTTTCTTTGCGTATCGATCTGCTTTGATCTCTTCTTTCAGGTTAGAACCCTTCTGATCTGAGATACAGCTATTAATGATCGGTAACGCCATGATAGATCGAAATACTTTTGTTCGAAGTAACATCTTGTTTTGCATAGAAGTCTTTGCGTACTCATACTGTAAGACAGTGATAATACGAGTAGCAATCGTTTTCGACTGGATTAAATGTCCGACTTCATGTAACACCATAGCGGTCAGCTCTCTGGTGGTAAACGTACCTTTTAAGATACGTTCATCTATCTCAATCGTCCATTTGGAGTTTTTCTCCCATAAGGACTGAATGGTCTTGAAATCACTGTTTCCACGAGCGACAGATTCAATGATCTTATCGGTAGTGGAACGCTCTGGAAAAATGCTCATGACAAACAGCGGTACATCTGGTTGTGTGGATACAACTGATCCGGAAAAATCATCACCGAAGCATTCACAAAGAGTGTCTGTAATTAACGACATTCCAGATCGAGAGGTTGGATATTCCATCAGTACCTTAAAAGCGTTGTCCAGAGTTCTTAAATGCTCGGGTTTCATGTTATGATCTTTCATTTGATTCCGGCCTCCTTTCTAAGTTTAAATACGTTAATACATTGTCATTTACTTGCAAGAATAGAAGATGAATAACGAGTGGAAACTCGTTATTCATCTAATATTTTACCTGCCCAATCGACTTCATACATCACAATTGGATTTGATGCAGCATTAAATTGATAAGCGTTTACTTTATTGCAGAAATCAGTCAGTTCTTCCAATCGTTTATTTAAGTTTGTTTTGAAGTCTTCGAAGGCTTCTTCTTTTGTTGCTCCATAACCATCGACATATGGTAAATGACAGCTGGTATCATTGAATGAAACGGTATGTGATTGCCACTTGCCCTTGCAGTCATCGTTATGGGTAAGATAAGGTTCTTGCATAAGCATCCTCCTTAATTTGATTTATATAATATTTATATGAATTTCAAAAGAAATGAGGCGACAGATATGCGTAAAGCTGAATTAAGTTATTTACTTAATAATATGCTTACAAGAGGTCAATTCATTGATTACGCTGACCTTGAGTACGAAGCTGCTGTTCATGCAACAAATGCTGAATACTCTAAATCTATGGACGCACAGGTTCAGACTAAGAACCTGATCCAGCGCCTGTAAACATATGGGGAGGCTTGTCCTCCCCGTATTTTTTTGTTGTCGCCTCCTATCAGACTGTCTTTTTTTATATAACTTTTAAAGTAGCAATGACGCCCTGACACGTCATTGCTACTAATGATTTGGATAAAATTATCTGTACATAAAAAGGAGAACCACTGATCTTCAGGATGTGTGAAGATCGCATGGAAAAAGAAGCACCGTGAGCATTTCCCTGCATATGCTCCCTGCTTTATGGAAGCTGAGTGCCATTCCCAGCTTACTATACTGTTAAAATTGAGAGTGACGACCGAAGTCATCACTCTCAATTGTCAACTCTTAGTGAGTATATGTCATATTGATATACTGCTCAGCGTTAACGATGTCGACTTCAGCCTGAATACCCTGGATGGCTGCGTTTGTATAACGAGATACACCCATCAGGTTAGTCATGGATCCGCCCGGTTTGTTAGGATCTCTGTACGCACTGTTCTGTGCTGTTAAGATGTGAGTAGTATATTTGTAATGTTTGAATGTGAACTGTTCCGGAGATGTTGGGAACGGAATGATTCTCAGTCCTCTGTGCATCTTCGCAACTTTGTCGTATTTAGCCAGTACTTTCTTTGTACTAACAACCTGAACTTTAACGTCACCAGATGTCATGATGCCGTAGCTGTAGTCCAGTTTAACGCCGTTGATTGTATTTCCTGGTCTTGTAACCCAGTTTACTTCTGGATTTAAGAAGGAAATGTATCTCGGGTTACCATAGATTACAAATGTGAAGCCGTCCATTTTAGCTGTGTCGGCGATATCTGTAATCAGACGGTCGATCTTGAATTTCAGCATTTTGCTGATGTATTCATTTGGAAGAGCGGTTGTGATAGATGTAGAATCACAATCAAACTGGTCTTCCAGGATAAATGGATCGAAGTCCAGAATATCCATTTCAACACCTTTGTATATGTTGAACTGCTCATCCAGCCATCCAAGGATATCAGAATCCTCCTGCTGAATCATCCACTCAGAGAGGTTGTTGTAGGATTTTCTGTACAGATCGATGTCCATAAGAGCTTTTGTATCTTCGAGCTGCTCGAGAGAATAGGAAATATTTGCACGAGATCCATCCTCGATCTTCCATTCACGTTCTTCACGTGTGTAATCGAATCCGATGGAACGCTCGTTCAGTTCGTTGGAGATGTATCCTTCAAAGATAACTCCTGTGATCTGATCATTGAGAGCTTTCATGCTAACTGTGTTCTTTGCTGTATCAGCAAAACCAGCAAGCTGATCTGTTACGTGGAATGTGCTTCCATCTGCTCTTCTAACGTCCTGATCTACCAGTCCACCAAGCAGTGCGTTGTCGGAAAGGTTGATACGGAGCGGTGTTTTTAATGTAATAGTGATGTCATCACCACCATCAGGGTCTTTAACAGTTACCTTCGGTGCAGAGAAAGCGATTGTGATGTTTTCTCTGTAGGATTCCGGATTCGGTACGTCTGTCAGTTTTTCAATAACATTGAAGTTTTTTAGCTCTTCGATCTTAACAACATCGTTTTTGATCGGAAAACCTTTACCAGCTTCCCAAGATTCACGATATGTTCCATCGAAGAAACACTGTGGGAATTTCCAACGTTTGGTAGGATCGTTGTTGTCCACAATGTAAGTCTGCTCCAGATGTTTCTTGACAATCGGGCTCTTAACAACTTCAGTCTGCATGATATCCTTTGTAGCCAGTTTAAGCTGCTGCTTAACCAGGATCGGGAGATCGATAGCTTTGATCGGAAGTAACTGGCCAACACGTGTAGATTCTTTGATCAGGTCATCGACACAGTTATCAAACATGTCGGAAACCTGCTCATACAGATGAACATGTGTACCATGGCAGCTATGTTCCGGATCTGCTGCATCATCAGCAGCCCACTGCTCGCATTTTTCCTGAAGATCTTTTAAGAGTTCGTTTTTATAAGATTCCATGATTGCCGGAGCATTGATCATATCATTGATGTTTCTCAGAGGGTTCACATTCTGTGCCATCATGTTGTTGGTAGCTTCAGTAAAGATGTCATCGAAGCTAGTACCAGCTTTAGCAGTCATAAAACCGCCGACGGACGCTGTTTCTTCGAATGTATCCCCTGACTCTAAAAAGCTAATATTTTTAGTCACGAAATTGTCACTCCTTTACTTGAGTATTTTCTTTTTCTTGCTTTATTAGTTTGTTTTATGCAGAAAAGCCCGCATTCACAAACTAGACTTTTTTAATCGAATGTTTTATTGCGTAGTTTTACGCGGTTTCTTTTTCCGTTCCAGTTCTTCTTCGGATTTCTGCATCTGATTGGTTTCTTTTAAGAGTGCAAAGATCAGCTGAACGGTTGCAACCTGACGTTGATAAAATAAGAGATTTTGTATATAAGTACATAACTCATATTTCATCATCATATAATCCGTAATCAGATCATAAAGCTCACGAAACTTCGTAGTAGCTGTTTTGATAACCTGATTAGATCGTGGGTCATCCGATATACAAGCTTCGAGTTTGGTAATGTAACCATCGACCGCGGTACGAAGCTTCATAAATTCTTTATATAAATTGTATTTTCTAACAGAATCGTATTCCAATCCTGGTCCACGTTTCTGAGTATTTGCATTATCCTGATTTGCGTCAGGAGTAGCTGGTTGTTGTTGCGCATTTGGATCATTTTGGTTTCCAGCAGGGGCTTGGGTATAATCCGTATTGTCCGCATTGGCTCCATCATCTGGAGCAGGCGCAGCACCTTGCTGGGTATTGTCTGCTGGTGGAACTTCTGTATTCAAATCTGGTACAGGTTCCGGTTCTGCAGTATAATCCTCTTGTCCGTTTCCATTATCTGGAGTAACCGCTACATTTGTAGACTGTGGTGCATCGGTAGTACCAGTAAAGTCCTCTTCTCCATTGGTATCGGGAGTTACATTGATATTTGTAGATTGCGTTGGATCATCTACAATTGGAAGATCGGCATCTCCAACAGATGGTAAGGAGTTTGCGATGGTATCATCATCCAAGTCAGGAAGATTTAAATCATCAGGATCATCTCCAAGGTCATCTGGAAGATCTGCAAGATCTCCGAAATCTTCAGGTAGATCATCTACATTTGGTAAAGAATTTGCAATCGTATCATCGTCCAAATCTGGAATATCCAGATCTGGATCATCTGGGACGTCATCCGGTAAATCATCGAGATCTACATCCCCTGTATCAATGTCATTTGGTAACTCTACATCTGGAGCATCATCGATGTCAGGTACATCTATGTCAACATCTGTATCTGGTTCATCGAGATCTGCCGGCACGTCGACAGAAGAACCGTCCGGAGTTATGTCCGGGATATCGATATCTGCAGGTACATCATCAGGAAGTGCCTGGTCCGGATCACTCTGAGTTTGAGTTTGATCTATGTCCGGAAGATCAGAAAGATCATTATCAATCTCTGGGAGATCGTCAACACCTACGTCCCCATCGTTGATATCAGGCAGATCTAATTCCGAATCCACAGGATCATCGATCTCTGGAAGTTCCGGTACAGGTTCATCTGAGACTACTAGATCGTTTGTAGTAAAATCGATTCTAGCTCGCCGGTTAGGTCGAACCGTGATCACTTTCATATTCTTTCGAAGGGGAGGGTCACCAGGTGCCTCCATTGCCAGGAAATACTTTCCATATCCTGGATGTTTTGGCGTTTTTACAATCACTGGCGTACCTCCTTTCTACAGGTAATGACTGTTGTACTTCACGCGGTCACGTTCGGCTTCCAACTTACTCTTGATACGCATCAGTTTGTATTTTTCTGTTTTGTCGCTTTCAGAGTTTGCATCATCGATCTTAGCTTGACAAACTTGGATCTCGGTGTCTAACTCTCGAGCGAGTTCAGTACGAATGCGGTCATCTTTGATTTTGGAGTAATGACGACAGATCATGGTAACTGGCACCATCAGTAAGGATACCTGAGCAGATGCTCCGTAAAGCAATGCCAGTTTGATCTTTCGAAAGATCTTCTTACGATATCCAGGTTTTACCATGAATTTACGTCGACGTTCATCATCCATCTTATCCCACTCGTCTACTGTATCATCAATGGATGATTTGATATTCTTTGGGATAGCAGATGCCGCCTTTGCAGCTCCTTTAATTTCATCCCCCTTCGCCTTCGCTTTTGCCATGTACTGATATGACTTGGCTTCTTTGTCCATCATTTTGAACTGCGCGGATTGAGCTGCAGATTTAGGAGATGGGGGAACCGCTTTTTTTCCGACTTCACCATAAGAGCCAGCGGAGTCTCGAACGGTCGGAGAAGGTTCTCCAAGATCGTCATTAGAGGCTTCGGTGTAGGCTTCGTACTGTGACGCCTGAGAAGCGAGGAAGTTCATGGCTTCCTCTACGGTTGTGTTTTCGTCAAAGATACCCTGGAATCCAGTAATCGGTTTTCCAGGATCTTCGCAATGTGTATACTCAAAAGTAGCAAGGCTACTCAAGAGATCATAAGCATATCCAGCAAGATCCCCATAGTAAGCACGTTCCGCTTCGAAGATTTCACTGTATTCTTCGGAATCATTCATCAGTCCAAAAATAGACTCAACTGCATATTCCGGAGATACATACTCACGCATAAACATGTCATCGGGTTTTTGCTCGACGTCGTTGATAGAACGAATCTGATTACCTAAGGAGATTGTGGATAAGTGTTTGACCACGTTTCTGAAATCTCTCGGCATAGCATTGACTGCTTCTACATATGCAGAATCCTGCATCAGCAATCCAGCAGTGGTTGCAGATTCGAACATTTCTTTCCACTTATCGGTATCGTTGCTTCCAACTAAGAGAAGCTGACCGATTTCGTGGACACGTTCCAGAATCTCTGGATCCGCGTCTTCTTTCATTAATTCGAACGGTGTTAAGGACAGATACACCATGGGATGAGTCGTGATGGTTGCATCCATCTCGTCTTCCCCAAATCGTTCTGTCATATACTCTAACAGCATTCGAAGATGTTTGGTACTATCAGAGAGTTCCCATAAGCGGTTCTCTAAAGACTCAAACATCTCAATCTGATCAGGCTGCATCGCGTCACGGTGTTCCACCAAAAAAAGATGGACCTTTTCGTGTTCCTCCGGATATGCGGGTACGCATTCCAGCATGTGTTCTTTTGAGGTAACCTGATCTATATAATACGGATATCCATAGGTAGGTTCTGAGAACACGAATCTGGAGTTCTCCAGAAGAAAGGAGAGCGGCTGGCCTGTGTACAGCTTGGAGTAATCCTGGGCTTTTTCTTCAGTGTAGTTCTCCTGTAATTCCCGGTGACGAATCATAAGATTCTTCGTCGGATTCCCATGGAGAATCTGATCATAATCCAAGGACATGGTATCCCTCCTTTACTAACGTAGTTTAACTATTTGTTTTAGGGTGGAAAGCCGAAACATCTGCCTCGGAAAATAAAAGAACTGTCTTTTAAATGAATAGCGGATGGGGCGAACCATCCGTATATTTATGGAAAGCTTAAGAAAATTTTTCAGAAAGGTGGTATTTCTATGGCAGTGTTAGCAGCAGGACTTACCTTTTTAATGAACCAGAAATCTGGTGAAACAGTTAAAGCGCTTTATCCTATCACCAAGACATCTAACGTTCGTAACGACGATGGCACAACTCTCGTAGAGTTACTTGCAGGTAAAGCAGACAAAGCACACGGTAACCATGTACCGGAAGTTGAGGCAGCTAACAACCTTAAATTCCTTCGTTGTGATAACACATGGGCAGAGATTCAGGCAGCATCTACTACAGCAGCAGGTGTTGTTCAGCTTTCTGACGCCGTAACTCTGGAAGATTCTACAAAAGCAGCTACACTTGCAGCTGTAAAGAAAGCTTACGACAAAGCAAACCATGAGCATCCATATATTAAATCATCCCTTATGGGTGTTGCAAACGGTGTTGCTACACTGGATGCTACAGGTTTTATCCCGGCTGGTCAGCTTCCTTCTTTCGTTGATGACGTTGTTGAAGGTTACATGCATGCTGACAAACTTCTGTATACAGAAGCTGGAGAAGCTGGTACAAAGATCACTGGTGAATCCGGAAAGATCTATGTAGACCTTGGAGATGGTAAAACATACAGATGGTCTGGAACAGCTTTCGTAGTTATCTCCGACACACTTGCTCTTGGTATTACAGCTTCTACAGCATTCCGTGGTGACTATGGTAACATCGCTTACCAGCACTCTCAGGCAGAGCACGCTCGTGTAGATGCTACACTGACAGAGAAATCTGAGCAGAATGGTTACATCAAGATCAACGGTACAGAAATCCTTGTATATTCTCATCCGGGAACAGGCACAAACCCACACGGCACAACAGCTGCTGATGTAGGACTTGGCAAGGTTGAGAATAAATCCGCTCGTGAGATCATCGCTGAGATCACAAAAGAGGATATCGAGAAAGTTATTGGCGGTACACTCGCAACAACAACTGTTGTTACAGAAGAGCATGATGGTATCATGAGCTCCGATATGCTTAAGAAATTAAACGCTTGTCAGCGTATCTACGTACAGGCAACTACTCCTACAGAAGATTGCCTGTGGTACAAAACAGAAGAAGCTTCTGCATGATAGAAGTGTCTTCGATACCCTACAAATATTTAACGATTATGAAAGGGGTAACCCATATACAAATCGTATAGTATTATTTTCTAGGGTACGTATCTCAGATGGAGATACAAAAAAAGAACCATACGGATTATCTCCGTATGGTTCTTCTTATTTATGCCTGGAAGACTTTGTATCCAACGATCACGTCAGATCTTAAAGTCTTAATAATCTTTTCACCCTTCGCAAGTCTGGATCTTACAGGAATCTCAGAAACCGCTGCAGGATCATAGGAATCTCCCCCTTTTTTGCCATAAAGCTTAATCATGTCGGATTTCTTGGCGGATGCGACACCGATTAAACGTTCCATCGTATCTAATGCGATTAAGGAGATTGGTTTACTACCACGTTCCACCGGAGGGAAATACTTAAGTTCTGTTAACTTCATCTTACCGGAAGATGTAATGTATAGCAGGTGTTTGATCTTCGGGTCAATGATGCTAGCGCCTGTAACGTCCTCTTCCTGGAACATGGTAATGATGCGTTGTCCCTTTGCTGTCTTGGAAGCAGTCTTGATAGAATCAAGGGGTAATCGAATTCCGTTTCCAAGACTTGTACAAATGACAACATCCATTGAGTTATCTGGAACAGCAACGACCTTAACTAATTCGTCACCTTCATTGAGATTTAAGATCTTCTGCTCCTTACCGTCTTTGAGTTTCAAGTCTATTAATTTTACACGTTTCGCATAGCCATTACGAGTAATGACTAATAACTCTAATTCCGCACTAATTAAGGCTTCTTTCTTAGTCGGAACCTTCAATACAGTTACGATCTCTCCAGAGCCACCGAAGTATCGTTTGATCTCGACGCCAATATCGTCGACCTTCATATCTGGAATAGATGATAATGGAATTTGTGAGATGGTTCCATCTGAGGAAATCACATACACGGATTCCCTATTACCGGCTTTCAAGATCGTCACGTTTCTATTATCTTTGCCGACTTCACCGATTGGTTTACCAGCTTTGTATTTGATCTTCTTAATGTAACCGGATTTTGAGATGCCAACCAGATGTAATGTATCTGGGATCTCCAGCTCATCATCCAAACGAATGATGCGGGATCGTCTCGGAACTCCATATTTCTTGATACCTTCTTCGAGCTGTTCAATCATCAGCTCGTCGATGTGCTTATCGTCTGTTAAGATCTTATTCAGACGTTTGATTTCTTTGGTGCATTCTTTTAAGACTTCTTCGTACTCTAAGGTACGGTCTTTGTTAAACTGGCTGAGTCGCATTTCTGCAATCTCTCTCGCCTGTATAGAAGTGATGTCGTATCTCTTCATTAACGCTTGCACGTTCTCTTCCTTGTTTTGGGATTCCCTTGCAATCTTCATTGCTTCTTCCGCTTTTGCCTTGCTTGAGCAAAGCATTAACAGAACCTTCGTTAAGTGTTCCTTTTCCATGTTGCGTACGAGTTTATAATTGCACATCGATCTGAGGCAATCTCTACGGAAGTCGATCCATTCCTTAAGTAGCGACTTAATGCCATATAAGTAGGACACGTAATTATCAACTACACGTATGGCTACGGCATGCGTTGTCTTCATGCCTGATTTTTCGGTCAACCATTTGATGATCTCGTCTGAGTTAACATCTGGGGCCAGATGAAGGATTACTTTTACTTGATCTTCACCGGTATAGTTGTCAATACCAGTTACTTTACCTTCTAAAACGCCGCCTTTTTTACACTCGGTTGCAACTCCCTTAATCCAGTTTTGCGCGTATACGTTCAACGGTAGGGACCAGATGGTGATTGTATTTTGCACACCATCTACGGTATAACGACCCTGAACCGTAAGTTTGCCAGAGCCGTTCTTATTGATTTCTTTGAAGTATCCAGTGTCTACGATGTCAACACCGAATTTGAAATCTGGAATCAGCATGATTTTTGCATCAGGATTCTTAATTAACTTGATCGTTGCTTCCAACACCTCTTGGATATTGAATGGTGGAATATTTGATGCGAGTCCATATCCAATGCCACTGAACTGTGGATTGAATAAGACGTGTGGGTACTTTGCTGGTAGGTACTCAGGTTCCTTACCTTTGCCATCGTATGATGTGCGCATAGGAACACAATAGCTATCAAAATCATCAAAGAAGCAATCGATCATATACTCTGGAACATAAGCTTCCAGATATCGGAATGCTGCGTGAGCCTGTCCGTTAATGTTACCATAGGAACCTTCTGGCCCAATGGTGTTGATGGTATTACGGAACCCTTGACCTTCTGCACAGATGGTATCACCGACAGAGGTATCTCCATGTGGATGATACTTACCAGATGTGTCACCAATTACTCGTAATAGTTTATTGGTGTTATTCTTTAATGCTTTTAAAGTCTCTGGCTTTGTATTTTGTGGTCGGTTGTTTAATTCCCATAATGCATACAGAGCTCTACGTTTTCCTGGACGTAATCCATCTTGTAAACTTGGTGAGATACGGTACAGATTTTTATTTGCTCCGTAGATACAAGTGAACTCTTCTGCCGCAGTTGCAACGTTAATAGTTGCAACACGGTCTTTATTTACAGCGTCCATCAAATCATGAAATGATTTGCTGTTTGTATCTAGTACTTTTGCGAGTAACTTTCCATCCACGTCATCAATGGTACGTGGATCAATTTTGATTTCTTTCTTCTTAGCCATGATATGTGTCCTCCTTAGTTATCAAGATCTTCTGGGTCGATGACATAAGCTTCCATCATACGCTTACGTTTTTCAGCGTAGGCTTTCTTGTCCGAAAGCAGTTTGTTGAAGACTTCGAGTTCATTTTCTACGTCATCAACAGTGAACTGTATTGACATTCTCGTATTGATGTCCATAACAGTTTTCTTCAAATCGCTTGCGTTCATCTCACCGAGTCCCTTGTATCTACCTCGGATGGCTGGTTCATATCTGGAGGTTAAGTTCAGAAATTCCAACAAGGTAACTGACTTTTTCTCTCCTCCGTTCTTGTTTTGAATCTGGATCTTGTATCCATATCTGTCGTAGATCGGGAAAAGCTTTGCCGCGGTTTTCATAAGGTTTGGATTGATCGACATACTACAGTAACGTCCATTGACAGGACCATACAGATGATTGCCTTCGAGTTTTACTTCTGGATAAAATGTCTGTAATTTGCTCATAAAGGATTTGACAAACTTCTGGTTAAAGAGGATTTCATTTAAAACCTTGGCCTCGACCGTGCCGCTGAAACCTCCCACGATTCCAAGAAGTGACAGTACGCACTCCATAAATCGCATATCCAATTTACCGACGATGTCGGCAACATACTGCAGATCGGAACGATAGTTTTTCAGATCTGTTAACATCTGGAACAAACCGCTCTTGTTTAAGGATTCTTTCACAATGGCAGTCTTGTTATATCCAGCGCCCTGAAGTAAGTCTACGTTATAAGCTTTCACGACATTCTTAAAGAAGATTTCGGTAATCTCTGAACGACGTACGACATAGGTGTCTTCTTTCTTACCTTCATTGATTCGGTATAATGGTGCCATAACTTTGTACAGCTTACCAGCCTCAATGATTGGTCTCATATATTTATAGAAGGCTCCCAACACACCAAGTGTGATGTAGTAACCGTCAATATCGGAATCACTAAAGATGTTAATCCGTTCATACCATAAGTTGTTCAAGTTAAAACTTGGACCAGAACCGCATTTCAAAACACTGATTAATGCTTTCATTTCCGGGTTATTTGCAAACTCGTAGTAGGTGCATTTATACGGATTCTTCGTAACACCTCTAAGCTGAAAGAATGCCTGGGTGTCACGATCACATGCAGAAGATAAACCACCTGCCGCGGATTCTCCTTCTACGATGAATAATTCTCGGAAATCATGTTTCTTACGATTATTGCATGGAATCAGATTCTTCATGTCCCATTCGTCAAAGCTATTCATACGTGTCACTTTAGAAGCTTCACGCTCTTTCATCAGATTGATTCGCAGTCTTGCGCTAGTACGTACGTTCTTTACATACTCATCGAGAATCGTTTTGTTCTCGGAAAAGAACTGATCAATGGCCTTCGATAGTGCCTCCTTAATGTAAGGGATCAGTTTCTTGTTGTCAATCTTTTCTTTGACGTTTCCAACGAATCCAACTTCTGCATTCGTATTTAAGTTCATACAACAAACCAAACCGGTTCGAACATCGTCCCAAGTTGGTTTGTATTTTTCCCAATCACTGTCACTCATTTTCTCTTTTGCGGCAGCGATGATGTAACGACAGAACAACTCATCGAATGTATCCTGATGGATACCTCCTTGCGTTGTATGCGTAAAGTTGCAATAAGAGTCATACTGCACGGAATTATCCGGAATATAACAAGCCACGATCTCGAAATCTAAGACTCTCGTAACGTCCTTTGTTACATTCTTCGGATTGCCTTTCTTATCTAAGACGAAGGATCTTGCGCGCTCTACCCATTCGTTATGACAAGTCATGTGACACATAGAAGAATGCTTATCATCTGTTACGGTTTTCTTAATGATATTCTCAAATGGCTGGGTTTTTATTTTTTCTCGGCTAAGAAGTTTTGTACCTTTCCATTCTTCAACTACGATTTTAATCTTATGCTCTGTTGGAATCAGGTACGATTGTAATTCAATCCATTCTTTGACTTCAGAGAATGGAATTTGCGTATTTGCTCCCAAGTATTTCGGCGACGGAATAAAACTGATGACACAGCCATGTTTCTTGTCGTTCTTCTTAATTGGGAACTTTTCATCTTTCACTTTTGTGCCGTCTTTAAATTCGATGTAGTGTCGAACCTTTTCTTTCTCACGGCATGATTCAATTGAAAAGTGGGTTGACAATGCATTCACAGCTGTCAAACCCAAGCCAAACTCACCAGATGTGACTCCCGATTGATCGCGGAAGAATTTGGAGCCTGACTGAATTTTCGTACAAAAGATGTCCATGGGATAATCCGCTTCCGGAAACCCACGTCCATCATCTTCACAAGTTAATTTATCTGTAATTGTATCATATGTGACGAGTACTTCCTGACCTGGGGAATCTTTGTCCATATCTTCATCGATAGAGTTCTGTACGACTTCTCGAACAAGATGGAATGCCCCTTCCGGACCATACTGCTTGATATACAGATTGGTCTTGGTCTGAATCTTGGAAATATCGTCTTCAATGTAGAACATTTTTACATCTGACATTGTTTTGTAACCTCACGTTCTAGTATTTCCTGTATTTCAGGATTACAATTTTGTTGTTTTGAAAATAATATGCTAACCCTTAGCAACCCCTAAGACCGTGAGTAGAAAGCACATATAAAAAGAAGATGGAACACACAAAGGTGTCCATCTTCCCAAATAAGTACTTTATCAGCTACGCTCCCACTGTCCGTATGCGGAACCAGATTTGGAATCATAGCCATTGTTTCTCTTTTTCTTTTTAGCTGCCTTTGTCTTGCTATAGATCTTGTTCTGTCTTGCAATGACCTTCGGAAGCTTATCTAAGATGATTAAAGACTGCTGATACATATCTACAGTTTTCTGGTCAACTGCACCGCAAGCCTGAGCGGTCCATTTTGCCAGCTGGATAGTATTCTTTACTGGCTTCACATCATCTTTCATTTCTTTCTTGGTTTTGGATTTGTATGCGAATGTCTCATGGCACATACGGCATGTGCAAGTTCCATCATTGTGTACGATAACACGAGACTTCGGCATACCATTCTTTTTCAGATCATGATGCATACAGCCTGTCAGCACGCGTTCTTTCTCATTTTTTGAAGCGTGCTTCACTTTAATCTCACCATGCTTGTTTACATGCTTTGCTGCATTCAGTGTCTGTTTGTAAACGATCATTTTTTGTCTACCTGATTTACGATTACGATTTCTACTCATTTGTGAGTCCTCCTTAAATATAATAAAGTGATTTGAATCTTTTGATTCATTAAGATAATATATGTCTGTATTTAAAATCTCAATTTGATTTAATACAGCTTAAATGTACGGTTCCATCTCTATCCTGATACAGGTTAAATACATACAAAATATTTGCCCCTTTGATTACCTGTAATGGGAGTTTCAATCCCATTTGTGTGATGGCACGTACTTGCTTACCGTGCGTATGTTTTCGGACCAACGCTAATAGGCGGTCACGATCTTTTAGAGTTTCCTCATTGACACACACGACATCTTTATTACAGATGCGCACGCGTTTCTTTAAATACCCGTAGTATTCCGGCGTCGTGAAATACACGGAAGTCAGAAAGGTATTCTTTTCACACACGCATTTAAAGCCCAATAATGATTCTTGATCTCTTGCACGAGATTCCTGAATGCGTTCGATGATACGCTGTTTCTCGTCCGGATCTTTTACATTCACCGATTTTGTTTGTAAGTGGGTATCTTTGGTGTCTTTAAACCCAATGGAAATCTGTCTAGCAGCATCTTTCTTTCTGTCATACACAAAGAGTGTCAACAGATCTTTGGCACCGCGGATTTCTAATTGCTCCCTGGTTAAGACCACCACGCAACCCTGATAATATCCTTTCTTGTGATATGTATAACGGATCTGATAATTCGTTTTAAAATCCACGATCTTGTAATTTTTCATTACTGTCACGTAGACAACGATGCGTTCGCTTACATCTCTCGCTTTTGTTAGATCTAACTTACGAAAGATCGGATTCATGTTGGATGTATTGTTACGCCAGATTTTGTCGTTTCCAAAATTGTAACACTGAATTGCATCTGTTCCCCATTCATAGACCAATTCGTCTGGATTTTCAAAATCTTGTGAGAGGCGGATCCTTTGTCCCAGATCCGCTTTCTCATAAAAGTAGAAGTCACCCTCCTTGATGAGCTTCCATTTATCGGAGACATGTCTTGTGTCTCCTAGCACCACGTTGTACAGCATAGATGTCGAGTCCCCTTTTTTGTTCTTATCTGCCAGTCTCCATGAATTACATGAATTTCTCGATGGTTGGGTCTTTCACAATCATGGCTTTTATACAAGTCACGATGTTCTTATACTCGTTCTCTCCTAATGTAGAAAGAGAGTATCTTCTGTTGCAGTCTCTACCGTTGGCATCATCACGTTTTCTACCAGCGACATAAAGATGTAAGATTTCCTGGATATCCTGAACTTCCATTTCGTTCATGGTCTTAAAGATCCAGTTGGTTACGTCTACATAGAATTTTTTCTGTGAATCATTGAGTCCGCCGTAGAACTCTTTCTTTTCCAGCAGAGCAATGACAATCAGGTCTGTCCAATACTCGTTTGGAATCACATGTTTAACGATGGTGTCAAACGGAATTTCCATGGTTTTAGCCGCACTGTATAATACATCAAATACTTCTTTGATTCTAAAAGATGTAGAATAACGCAGGGCGTTTTCACATGGAATTACTTCACGCAGGTTTCTTGCAATGTCTTCATTGACACCTGCTTTGACAAGTTTCTTAATCTTTTTGCCGACCAGCTCATCGATCAGATCATAATACATATCAAGGGAAACCATCTCTTTGGTCTTTCCTTCAGATCTGAGTTTGGCATTCTTTTCGCTGGTACGTTTAATAGATTCACGTAAGAAGATCGGGAACAGTTCGAGGTTTCTGTAATCCTCGCCTTTCTGGACCTTTTTGGTGAGACGTTTTACGAAGTCCTTATCTGAGAATTTCTCCAGGATTCCATCTGCGATTTCTTTAGTCTTCTGATCACGTTTGAATCCTTCACGGAGCATCCAGTAGATAACTGTCGGGAATTTCTCCATCAGGAGATCAAAGAACTCTTTCTTTGCTTCTTTCTTGGAATCCCAGCCGGATTTCTTTTTGTTTTTCTTATAGAACTTCTTAAACTCGCAGGTTGCGAAAATCTCGGCATCGTTGAATACCTCTTCTCTGCGTGGTCCATTGTTGTTTCGATTTCTGTTGTTTTTACTCATGATTAGTTCTCCTTTTTGGCTATTCATAGTTTCAAGTTAAACAAATGTGAGACCCCCGATAAGTTATTATCGGAGATCTCACTGATGTCAGGTTATTGCATCAAACTCCGAAGCTGTTGAAGAGGTCGTCCATATTCAGGTCTCCACCTTCCTCATCCTTGCTGTCTCTGGTTGTGTTAGAACATACCATGTTACTTAAAGTATCAATTTTGCTTTCATCGAGCGCAGACGCTTCTTCCTGGATACGCTGGCGTTCCTCGATCTCATTGATACGTTCTGTAATCTTTGTGATCTTGTCATTAACCGGTGATAAACCAGTCATGATCAGATATACGGAGTTTGGTTTCTTCTTATCCTCATTGATGTATGTGTGCAAGAACTCATTGACAGGTTCGCCAATCAGTTCATGTACACGAGGAATGTGTACATTGAACTCTGCAGAGAACTGCTCAGACAGATTAGAAATGACACCAGTTGCCATAACTTTCTGATCACGCTGCAGCTCCATATGTGCATTGTTCTTAATAGCTTTGATAAGACGTTCCTCTAAGGAAGCCTGATCAAGGTCTTTTTCTTTTACATCTTCCACACGAGCAACTACGATTCTTCCTGGTGAAGAAATCAGACGCAGTCCATCTTCGGTATCGATGCTGTCATAACGAGTTTCTTTGTTGTACAGGCCCATTAACACTTTAATGTCTTCTACAACTTCGTTGTTCACATGTTCCATCATCTTATGAGATGGCATGTTATCAAAGTTGTCATTGTCATAGAGCATATAGTGTACATTCTTAATATTGCCGTACAGCTCTTTTAAGTACTCCAGTGTATTTACCTGTGCGGTCAGTGCCTCAGATTCTACCGGTCCAATACCAATTAAGATAAACAGAGTGTCTGGATAAATCTGTGACAGAGCACTTAAGAGTAACGGTGTAACACCAGATCCTGTTCCACCACCTGTGGATCCGCATACAAATACGACTTCTAATGTGGAGCAGAATGCTTTCATCTCCTGGTCGTTAATGAGTGCCAGGATAGAATCTTTTAAATAAGTTTTTGCAAGAGTTCTGTTCTTGCCAGCTCCCTGAGACTCACCTTTCTTGTCGGTGATCAGGAACTTCTTTACGGTTTCTGGAATGGTATCCAGGTCTTTCTGTGAGGAGTTGATTGCTACTACCGGAAGATCTGCGATTTTTGTCTGTGCGATTGCTGCGATCTGATTTCCTGTGTTTCCAACTCCAATAAATCCAACTTTTAACATGTTTGATATCTCCTTTCAAATTTGTGGATTTTATTCGCCGATTATGTATCTGGTTTTCTCTCGGCACAAAAATAATGTATAACCATCAAAAGAAAGTGGTTTTTAGGCCACTTTCTTTAAATGACAGCTATCATATAGTTTACGTAAAAGCAAGAAATTAGCTACCATAAACACGATAGATGATGTTAAGGTCCTTATTCAGGACAAGGAACTCAACTGGGATGTTGAGCTTAGAGAACAGACGAACGTCACGATAATCGCCATCGATGTCGTTTTCGTCTGTACGATAGAACTCACCAGAGTACAGTGCCAGTGTATTGATTCTGGTTCTGTCTTTCTGTTCCAGATTGATAAACCACTCTTTGACGTCTTTTTTACTAACACGTAAAAGCATCTCTGTAAAGGTTTCTACGGCGTTGATACCGGTGTTATTCTCCCAAACATCTGCAGAAGAAACCAGAGTTTCTTTTTCGTACTCTTCACCAGTCTTCCAGATGTGTTTGATCTGAGCTGGCTGTTCAAACTTCTTTAAGTAATATCCGATGGTTCCATCTGTAAAAGTCTTCTTTCCGAAGTATCTTTTACGTTCCAGTTCAGTTAACTGCGCTGCAGTATATCGAAACGGAACCATGTTTCCACGGATAGTCAGACCATCAGAAGAAACCTTCGCCATTTCAATGGATTTCTCACGATAGTCTGTCGGATGTACCGTAATATCATTCTCAGCAGTTCCAGTGATACCAACACCAAATAACCAAACACGATTACCTGGACGATAAAGAGTTACCTTTGGCCCATCTGGTGTTTCATATGTATCTGTCGGAGGCAGAGAATCTGGATGCCCGATACCTGTTTCAGAATACAGGGTTGGGATCTCGATCTGGGTGCATTTTTCACCGTATATCTGCTCCATAGTCCACTGAACACCACCAATGACAACCATGTTGCTTTCATGCCAAGAGGTATCTGTTAAAGTTGTTTTTCCAAATGGAGACTGTGCTCTTACAAAGTCTCCAAATCCACCGATAACCTCGGTGCGTTTCCACATGCCACTATGCGGAGTTGCCTGTGGACCGTTCTCTTTTGCGTAGAGAACCTTATCTTCAAAATGAAGCTTGTCATCTACGTTAATGGTACGTGGTACCGTTACATGTCTAACTTCAAGTTCCATAATAACTCCTTTCAAGTTCTATTTTCTTAAAATCAATGTTTTTTGGCTCAATCGCTATACCATTTGGCAACGATCTTGTCAGAAAGTTGTAATTTGTCGGTTGCATGTACTTCAGATTCTAAGTGAGCGGTATCAAATAATCCAAGGGCATTCTCATATGGAGCACCTGCTTGAATATACTTTTCGATCACTCGGACTGCATCACCATTAAAGAGGATATCCGTACGATCAATGCAATACAGATATGAAATGATTGCAAACATGTCTCGCATCTTTAACGTATCCTTCATCTTGTATTCTGCAATGGCTCTCGTAACGACATCTGAGAGTTTGAAGTTGTGATGCTCATGTACTTCGATCAGTTTCTTCATATAAGGAATCTCATCAAAGAGTCTCAAGATGTTTTCGTTCTTGAAATCACAAATAAAGATTAAGTCCAGTCCAAGAAGATCAACCGTTAAGGATTTAAAATACCGGATCATCTTAATCAATAACGCTTCCAGAGGAGTCTCTGTATCATTACGTAAGTACAGCATATCAATATCATCGATGTAATCTTCCAGTTTGAAGATGATATGATCGATGTAGTAGTATAGCATATTTTCGCTAACACGGATATTTTCGTTTTCGGTATTTAAGGTATCATAGTTGATCTGGATCGTTCCATAATCAACGTCTTTCTGGAAGTCATCAATGGTATAATTATCACCATCCAGTTTGTTGTCTTCCAGATACTTCGCATACTGATTCTCTAAGTCTACCTTAAATAAGCAGCTATAAAGCTTCGGGTTGATATAGTAGAGATATTCAAAGTATGTCCATGCCGTACGTTCATTTTTCTCATCCTCTGAATTGATTGTGAAAATCTCTTTCATTTCACGAGCATAGTACGCTGTACGATAAAACTCCTTTAATGCCTCATATTCTTGACGAGAATGCGTTTCAGATAACTTATATGAAATCCAGTCAGATAATCCACGTAAGTTCTTAAACATCTCGTTGAATGCTTTGACTTTCTCTTCGTTTGTTGCATCGCCATCGATTGAAAGAATAGATAAGTAGTTACGAAACTTCTTGTAATCGTCTTCATTTAGATTATCAAGGACGTTTCGAAGAACCTTTTCGCCTTCTTCGTTTCCTGGTTGAAGAAGATCAAAGTCAAATCCAAACGCATCAACGGTAAAGTCCTGGTTATCAATGTCGTGCATATACTCAAGGACATTCAAAACCTGTGTCGGGATCGCAATAATTTCTCCCCTCAGGTGATGCTTTTTACAGAATAAGCACTCCAGTAAGATTACACAATCAAACATCGTGACTTTCAGATCTGGATCAATCTTTGGTAATGTGAATGTAATACTAGATAGCTCTTCACGGAATTTCATCAGCATCTTTAACACCATGATGCATTCATACATCATCTCAGTCATTGAGTAGTTAATTCCAAGACTGATGTACTTACTTTCCACGTAGTTAAACTGGGTTTCCCAAAGTTCTTTATAGAGTTTGGAATCTTCCCACCAGAATGGATCGTCGGTTGTGATCTGGTCGTAATCTTCACGATTGACGTTCGAATAGAAAGATTCCATAAAATTTTCATCGTTTAGTTCCAGTTTCTGGAAAAACACATCGAACATCTTATCGTAGTCTGGGACAGTATCTACTTCACCAGTATCGTTATTAAACATCTTTTTGTATGCGATGATTGGTGCACCGTAGACATCATATTTCTGAACCTTGCATAAGTAATACTTATAGATGTTGATTCTAGTAAATGAAAGAAGGTCACAAATGTCATACAGACATTTATTCGTTGCTTTCCACTGAATCAATAAGTTCAGATCTTGTGTAATCTGTTTCTGCTGGATGTCATCAATGCTCATATCATACGGAACGCCATATGCTTCATACAGCATACGGATACCAGAATCTCTAAAAAATTCACGGTTAATTCCAAGTGGCATTGCGCGTTGAACCAGATGCCAGATTGTCATTAGCATGATACACATACCAATGAAGTTATCATAGTATTCGATAACCTTTCGGTGTTCTCTCTGATAAATAACGGTCATAAAATATAACCGGCATTCTTCATAGATACGCTTAAACTCGTCGTATTCGATGGTTTTTAATGCACCCTGATTCATGTACATGATCTCAAAGTTCTTTGCGTTTCTGGCATCTTCAATACTGATTCGCTTAGATCCAATGTATCGTACATATTCGTCATAAGGGTGCTCTTTGTAGATGTTATCTAAGATACCAAGACCTTCTAATGCATGAATTAAGTAATCGCCATGACCTGGTTCAATAGCGTTATAATGATCTTGGATTTTATGTATCGGGATGTCTATATCAATCTTGTATCGTTTCGCAATAGATGTTGGAACGTAATACCAAAACTTTGCTTCACGGTCAAGAGGAGGTAGACCATTTAAACATCGGTAATATTCGTTTTGCTCTTCGAAGGTATCCAGGATATTCTTTCGACGAACTTCCAATAACGGCTGATGATACATCTGAGGAATCTCTGTATAGTGTCCCTCACGTACCAGTTCAATTAAATGCAGAGAATGCATCAGTCCTGCTTCTCGTACATCATCTTCGTCATAGTCTGTATAGGAATAGAAAGTATCAGTCTTATTCTTCGCAGCGATGTACTGATCTGCCCACATTTTTGTTTCCATGGTCTCGTACATCTCGGCTTTTACCTGAAATTTGATGACGACTTGTTTTACAATTCGTTCAAAGTCTTCATATAAATCCTCCAAAGGGTTCGTATTATCAAGGTCGATGTTTCGTGTCATAAGTTGTTCACCACCTTTTTTGTACGTTTAATTGATTGTGCCAGATTTCGAAATCCAAATTTTGATAATAAATTTTATTTGTAACTGTAAGGTAATGCGACTATATACATGATATAACTCATCTCGGTCAATATGAACCAAAACACTACGATTTGTTGAGCGGGAGCTCCTTAAATAATTGAATTGTGGATGTACGGAGGCGCTTTGCTGAACGTGATTACTAGCCTCTGAAACAAGAATTTCCTTTCAAGTGATTTGAATGTATCTGGAAAAGTTTCGAGATCTGGGGTCGCATGGCATTTTTGAGACATAATAAGAGACCAACACCATCACACGGTGTTGGTCTCTTATTATGTCACTAAGAACTTATAACAGTGATAACGATTTATTAAGCGAGTATGGTTTTTTTTGATTTCATTAATTTTCATACTAGGGAGCTTTGGATCCCTTGCTTTCTTGCAGAAGTATATGAATATTTCCTTAAAGGTACGAAGTTTGTATAAGTATAGTTCTTTCGAGAAATCATTTTTCCCATACTTGCTCATATAAAAATCATTTGTTTCCATAAAGAAGAGAGACCAGTTGCCTTCGTGGTAGCTGGTTTCAACTCCGTATTTATAATTGGCACAATATCCTAACGTAAAGGAGGAATCAGTTATGCCAATCACATTACCTGACATTATCTACAAACAAGAACGTGATGGGTCTGCCGTTGTAGACTCCGATCAATCATATTACCAGATCCCATTCAACAAAAGCAAAGAATATTTTGAAAGTTTATCTAACTGGACAAACTTCGTTAAAGGCGTGGAACGAGAAGTTCGTGGATCTGATAAATACTCCAAATACATCTCTTATCTAAAAAAAGAATGTAAATTGGATCATTGTATGGTACTTCGTAATATTGACGATGATGATGCAGATATCGAAATGCATCATGGACCGATCCTAACCTTGTTTGATGTTTGTGCCATTGTAACCGAATATTTCCTAAAAAAAGGATGGAAGACAAATACATTCCGAGTAGCAAAGCAAGTTCTACAAGATCACCATGATAATATGATTCAGGTGGTTATGCTTAGTGCCACCATTCATCAAGAGGTGCACGCACATAATATCTTCATCAACTATCATCAAGCATGGGGAGATATGAATAAGTTTATTAATAAGTATCGAGATGCGATCAGTGATGATTACAAGTACAAGATCAATCGGTATCTGGATAAATGCTTACTCCACGATACAAATGATAACGACGTACTTACACTTAGCAAGAATCTGTTTAAAAACGACGTTAAAGAATAAAAAAAGAAGAGTCTCAGTTAATTCTGAGACTCTTCTGTTGTTGTGTGATACTCGTTCCGATCTTCAGCAATCCAGATCGGAACTACGATACGCTGGCCAGCCTGAAGGTGATAGGTTGCTTCAGTTCTGTCCAGACCGTTATAGTTGATGATGCGGTTTACAACATCATCAACGGTTTCACTTGAATTATACTGCTGGATGTAATTCTTGGCAATTAATCCAAGTGACTCACCGAGTTTCACTTCATGGTAGTATTCAACGAATACACCATTATGTGTTGGTGTGTACACGATTTCTTCCGGTGCTGCGTTTGCTTTCTTAATGTTTAAAGCAACGCCCGCAACTAATAAGGCAGTTATCGTTACGATAACGCCCGCAAGAATCATTCTGTTTCTCATAACGCGTTTGCGTTTGATTTCTCTTCTTCTTGCGATCTCTGCCTGTCTACGTGCTTTCATCTGTTCTGTTGTCATCATTGTCATAATGATTACCTCCTCTTATGTATTAAAATTTTTATTTGGTTTCACAGATTCACGAAAATTATATATCAATATCTGGTAGGACTCTACGGTTGTAACAGCTTCTTAATTAACCAAAGGAGGTTTTATCAATGGTAGACAAATTCTTATTACAGAACCGATTATTCGCAATTATCACTGCCATTGTGATACTTGCAGTACTTATGACTTTATTATCAATTAGGAAATACTTTGATGCAAAGACAGCACATGAGATCTCTGAATCTGCATTAGAGATCAAGAAATATGAATGGGTCGTTGGACCGGAGAATCCATCAAATAAACGTGTGGATCCGGTGCATATACGAATGGAAGGAACCACCAGACTATTTGAATTAATTGACGCAATGATTGCAAACGAAGTCGCAGCAATTCTTTTTTCTTATACAACGATTAGCAAGGAATATCCATTACAGAAATTAGATGTCGATATCAAAGAAGGAGCCACCAATGTGATGAATGGATTATCCAAAGAAAACTTATTAGACAGCAACCTCTTTGTCACGCATGTCTATATTTCGCAATACATCATGCGTGTAATGACACAAGAATTAATCGACAAAGCTCGTGAATACAATGGAAGTCGTAGACAAAAGGCTATGACTGATGAATAAAGGAATTAGAACCAAGAGAGCGTATCTCTTGGTTCTAATTCGCATTTGTTAGTAACTGTAACTTTATAAATTACCGCGTAGGGACCCATCTGATCCCAGTATGAAGGATAATCAAACACGTACAAAGATTGTACATTGTTAGATATATAAAAGTAAATAAGTCTGTTATTCACTTACTATAACGTTACTCCAAAAGTAGAAAATTAGCCTTCTGTGACTAATGGAGTTGCTTCGATATCGTACTGCCATGTGAACTGATGGATCGCACGAATTACGTACGCATCATACATGGAGTTGTGCTTTAATCCTTGTGGAGCGTTCTTGATATGAGAAGCGAACTCATCACGATCTAAGTTGAATGCTTCAAAATACGGATTAAATGCATAAGTAGCAGATCCGTCTGGGATATTTTTGTTGGTTTCATCTGCATTGTTCTTACAGAGATTGGAAAGATCCATATTGATATCCACTACAACTGGAGCAATCCATTCTGGCATATCCAGAGCAGATTTCCAGAGAAGGTCAATTAATAAGACCATGTCGTAATGACAGCAGTCTGATACAAACTGAATACCAGCCTGGCTATGTTTATGTACATAATCCAACCAGATTAAGAGATTCTGACGAATTTCTTTGGATGTACCCTTGATCTGCCAATGATCGCCTTCCAGTACAGTTGTTGGATTAGACATCTTCTGCAGAACGTTTTTGAATACCCATTCGCTGATCACCTGCATATCATAGTCTGTGAACTCCGCATAAAAGGAATGTCCTTCCGCATCACATAAACCGATTGAAAGAAGCTGCGCATCTCTGGTAAGTCCTGTAAACTCACAATCAAAGTATACGTACATTTTTGGGTCTACAACCAGTTTTTTTGGTTCTCCGTCTGCTACTGGGGTTTCATCGACAATTGTATTTACCGGTTCATTCTCATCATCCACGAGGATGTTTACACCGTCAACAATCTGTTCCATGTTGGTAGTCCTCCTTTAAGTTTATTAGATCATTGTAATCACCCAAAAAAAGAAGAGGACATCTGTCCTCTTCTTCTATTTATCGAAGTGATACATACCGATCCTTTCGGTATGGTTTTGTTTCATAAGCGGACCCACAGGTCGTACATATAAATTCACGTGTAAACCACGGCTCTCCTGACTGCCAGAAATGTGGCGCTGACGTTTCTTTTTCACTCTCCAGTAATCCACGATTATAGTATTCGTCTACGGATTCACCCAAGCGTCTCATATTCAAGATGTCACGCTTAAACTCTGAAGTATCTCCAGATTCCTGGGCCTTTAAGAACTTCTCTTTCTGTTTGGTGTAAAACTCAACAGGGTTTCGTTCCATACAAAACGGGCAAACTAATACCGGTGTAAGCGCTAATCGTTCTTCAGTCATATATCCATCAGATAACTTCAATCCTTCTTCCGGATTTGCTTTACGAAATCGTGCTCTCATATATCGATTTCTTTTTGTAATACTCGGAAAATAGTGTACGTTAAATAATTTCATAGGGATACCTCCATTAATAATAGACAACCGGAATGTCATTCTCTTTTAAGATATTTCTAGCTTCCGGTGTAATACGTTCCATTTTACTAGCTACAAAATCCAAGCGTTTCTCTCTTGGACGCCGGTTATTCTCATTGACTAAATCATATGCATCACGTTCTGTAAAGCATTCTTGTAAAATAATATAAAATCGATCAGTTATGGCACTCACTTTCTGTTCCTCCATCGTTAAAACGCATCAATCGAACTTCCCATGGGAAGTAAAATTTCAGTGTACATCCATCTTTTGATTCTACTGTATCTTCCATAATTTGTATTGCATTATTTAACATCTCTTCGATTTTTCCACTTTCGTAGAACTGTTTTGATGTACACCATGAACGACAACAAGATTCTCTGTCCGTATCAAATACAATCGATACCTTGTCAATATCAACAGCTTCCAAATCCTTTCTAAGAATTAAACGATACATACGATCGTGAATAAAAGGACGACATATATGAACGTAGGTAGTTAATAAATCCAATAAAATTGTATACATGCGATTGTACCACTTGAAAAGTTTCTTATCCATATCATCCTGTAATTCACGTTCACGTTTTTCCATCACATAGTCTACACCCTTAAAGTATAAGTCTGCACGGGTTTTCTGTCTAGTTACACCAAGTGCATCATAGATACTAAGTAATTCACTTTTCATTGTGAGTAGACGATCGGTATACAAGTCATAATTTCCAAATAGTCCACTAAACATCGAAATCGGGGAATCATGATTGTCTAGCACATTCACAATCCTGGATGCTTTGGAGTCTGGTCCTTCCGATTGTGCGATTCGTATCCATGCATTCGCTGGCTTCAATTCTTCAAAGGCATCATAAACTTTCTGCAAATATTGATATACTGCAACATCAATTGGTTTAAAGATGTCTTTCTCAAAATTCGTTAATTCTTTTATATGACCATATACAACATATCGGCCGGAAGGATCTTGGTGATCAGACGTTTCTCCAGATCGAATCAGATTATCCAGAACCACACGATCACATTTCGGAATCATAAATGTCATCAAAGCATTTATATTTGCATTTTCAATACGATCGACTGGTGAATACCAATTAATCAAGTGAGCGGTCGATGTGACTTGGTTTTCACGATCAATAGCAAATGTCGGATCGGAAAATGGCAATGGAGAGCGTAAATAATACAATGCAATATGATCAATATAGTCCCACCAAAGTGAGACTTGATTTTCAAATCGACTCATCGTTCCCTCCCAATTTCATAAAATAAATACTGCTCATTCCGACTGAGCATGGGCCCTGATTGTATTCAATAGCATCAGATCCCTCAAACTCCGCGTCATTTAAATTATTAGAACCTGCTGGAAGAGATGACATACTTACTGTGATTCCATAGTCGGATCCATTTTTCATCTCTCGTAAGGCATTGAGAACCTCTTCTCTACTATCATCGATGCGAAGAAATCTCTGGTTTCCATAGTGCATGACATGCGCGTAGATTTTTCGATAGAATGGTAAGAAGCAATCTCTGTAAAGACTAACCACTTCACGTTTGGCACCATCCATTCTATATTCTTCGCAAAATCTGTTGGTATCTCTATACAAATAATAGATCGCATCCGGATCCGTCAGGTGAAGTGGCTCATATAATTCTTTAACCAGTAAATCATTTAATTTCGTTAATAAATATAGATATTCTTTGTCAGACGGTCCAGCCATACGACGAAACTCTTCTACCTGATAACTGGTATCAAAGTTTGGATCATCATCTAACTGCTCGTACAGCTGATGCATTAGCGCAGTTACAGTACACTTATGATATACTGGAAGCATGTGTAATCCATTAAAGAATTTGTGGCATGCTAATCTTCCCACTTCAATCATAGCAATTGTATCTTTCGTACGCTGTTCAAAATTGCGAATTGTTGATACGTATACCGATGGTTTATATGCCTTATTGATGATTGGAAAGTCATACGGTAACACTGTTAATGCAATATTTGCATCGGCACAATCTTCAGGCAAAGCACCCTCAATAGATAAGTCATTATACCCTTCAGTGATGTCGCTTGTATCTATCAAACCAGCTAACGCACCATCGGTACGCTTGTTTAAAGCAAATGGACAAAAGCTGTACTGTAAACCTGTAACTGTAATAGCCATAGTCATGATGGATGGATTAACTTTATACTTGTGGTATACATAGCTCCAGCAACTATCTAACGATGTGCGTAATGCGTCTTCATATTTCATTTATAATTACCTCCTTAGATCAGAATCTTTGCTAACCTACAAAGAATCTGATAGTTATGTGATATATCTAGTTCGGAAACACGGTCATCCCACCACTCCTCTGCGGTCTCATTTCTTATTGAACGATAGGAAGATCCTTGATCAAACTCCCGATAATAATCAAGCGGGAGTTCAAGATTCTTATAATGATCAATCATTCTTCGAAGATAACGGATTGCATCAATGGTGTTTCCGGTTTCCATTTTCCGTATAAAGATCGTAAAGAACGTCAGCATCCCATCTTTGTGTAATGGAACGATTTCATCTTTGATTCCTTTCACATCGATGATATCTGGTGCACGATAGAAAAGTTCGATCTTTCGTTTCCCAACTCTTAGAAACGAGGAATACACATTCTTTGGTCGAAACTCAATGTATTCTCCGAATTTATTATGCGGACAATTTCTGGTCACAAAGATGGCATCTTTACGGACATCAATAATATCCATTTCTTCTAAGTCATTCAAACGATAGAATTGTTCACGTGCTGCAGCGAATGCCTCTTTCTTTGCTTTTACGAGTTCTTTATTCGTACGTTCCATACGTCCAATAATGACGTCCTGTTCGTGTTTGGATCGATAACTTTCGATCTTGTCAATCGTCTCTTTTGGAAGGAGCTGGTACTCCTTAATCAAAGAGAGACCAGCTCGTTTCATATCATATTCAATGATCTGACGGTTGAACAGAAACGGAATCGTAGCATTCGTCCACGAGTCTTTCTGTGCAAATGTCAACAGGTTCATCGCGTTTCTCTCCTTTCAGAATAGCAATCATTTCAGCTTCTTCCTTCTTGTCTTTCTCGATTAACTCTGGATTTTCAACGGTATCTTTAAATCTCCAGCCCTTGCAAGTATCTGGAGTATCGTCACATGCATATGGACAATCTGCATATAATTTACCGTATTTCTCATCGGTCTTACAATCAGTACAGCAGATCTTTAATCCTCTTGGGCAACCAACGGAACATACGGTACGTCCTTTACTGTAGGATACACTGCATTTGTAGAAGTATTTGAATTTTTCATTTACATAGCAATGCTTACAAAATTCAGATTTACTACGCTGGCACAGGAAGCAATCGTCGGACTCACCATCGTTTCAAGCGCGTATGTAAAGTTTCCAATGAATGCATCCAGATCGATGAAATCGTTATCCCATTCTTCCTGTGTAGTCTCTGGTTTTGAATATGCGCTGGTGAATTTGAATCCATCATTTCGAACCGTTTTCATTACGTTATAGATTTCTTCTAACGGTTTCGTTGCCAGTTCTTCATCACTGAATTTGGTACGCATCAGCACCTTGGTATAGTTTAATAACTGAAATCCAGGTTTGTCTTCAAATAATTTATGGAAAAAGTCATGTAATCCTCCCTTAGTTTCTTCAATGATTAATAAATCATGGAAGCACGATTTTACCATATGAGACTGAAACGCTTCCCGCGCTTCAGCCATAACATCGTCTGCTCGAAATGGCTTGTTTCCTGGTGACATCTCATACAGTAACTTTGCATAAGCTCCCATCAGCTGTCTCATAGTAAAATTATAATATTTTGCTCTCATAATATAGACCTCCTAATCTAATGCCGGTAATTCATCGGCAGTTAATGATAAATACAAAGCAAGCATTTCCTGCTTGCTTTCTTGTTCCACATAATAACCGAATTTCTCAAGTTTCTTCTTGAGCTTCTTCTTCGGCCACTTCTTAATCTTCTCGCGCATCTCCATTTTGTACGCCGGATCTTTTTTCTCATCTTCCTTGAGCTGTTGATTGATTGGCTCAACGATGGAAAAGACTTCGTCTGGGTCATACTCACAAATCTTACATTTGCCTTTGACGTACTTTAAGTAATCATATACTGGATATTTGAACTCTTTCATGATGTACTGAGCCAGTACTTTTGGATACTTTTCGTGTTTGTCTTTTTCAGTGTATAAGAAAACAACGTTGTATCCTTTTGTCAAAGATCCATGTACCAATGTGCCCAGAAAACTTCTACAATCTTCCAGCTGATGCATATATGCGCGCTTGTACTCTTCCCACTCAGACGCCCATAATACTTCAGGCCGCGGAAAGAGATATTTTGGAGCATAAATAATCGTTGGATACTTCTCCTTGTCAGAGACACGGATGGAATCAGCCATGATAATATAATATGCATCCAAAATTCTCCAATCTTCTTCGCGGTCTAAGTAGGTCTGAAGGAAGGTCTTGCCATTCATATAGAACAGCATGACCCTCACCTCCTCTTATTTTCTAAATACCGGGACAGATCCCAAGGATGTTACCGGTGATTTTTCCTGTTTTGTTGTCTTGCAGCCAGCTTTTGCAAGTGCTTCCATCATAGTAGAAGAGCCAATGTCATTCTTCGGTTCTTCTTTTGGTGTCGGTTCTGCCTTTGCTACACTAGATGGAACATGCATTTCCCCAACGATTCCGCCGCGAACCTGATCTGCGAGCTCTTCTTTGGTTAAAATCTTTCCACCGTTTTTCACGACTTCTGATTTATAATCCTGATACAAGGCATCGGCTAAGCTAGTTGCAGTATCTTCTTTCGCATTCGGATCAATCAGACTAGAATAATCTGTTTCATCTTCTGTGTACTGATCAATCTGAGATGTCAACTCCATTGGATCAAAATCAATATCTACATCATCGTCCACATCTACGATCTCAGGTGTTTCTACCTGAGATGGTTCCGGATGTGTACCAACCATTTCTTCTGGTTTTAATTCTGTCGTTGGTGCTACTTTTGAAAAGTCCGGAAAGAACGGCTGTACTGGTTCTTCGGTATCATCTTCCAGTTCAGATTCATCAATATCCTCATCGTCATCGTCGTCTTCATCTGGGATTAACTTATCAAAGACATCAAAGCATACATCTCTTAACATATCGAAATCATAGATTCCAAAGATGTTATCCAGATCTTTATATGTCTTTGGTGTTCCGTATTCCGTTGCACGATGATCATGAATCAGTGTTACGAAATCGATGAGCTTATTGAATGTCGGGAAGCTCATATCATCATCCGGATTGATCCCTGCTGTACGGAATGTGGTTACATAATCTGCATCGTGAGATGGGAATACTTCACGCTGTTCCTGTAAGTGCTCTGCAATCCATACAATCACTAAGAATTTCGCAATTGCTTTTCGTTCTGCCATGACTCTGTCCGGGAAGAACTCATCATCATCTAAGAATCCTTTGGATACTGCTTTCACATAGTTGTCAAAGTGTCTCTGCTCTGCAGCTGGAATATGATATGCATAGATCATATCTCCGATGCTTTCTCGATTACGAGAATCATATACAAACTTAAAGTTCTTATTGTCGATATGATCGATATTCTCAAATGCTTCCATGAAGTTCTTGAGTGTAAAGATTGCAGCCGGATGTTTGGAGGATAAGATATACATCCAAACAGCATCCTGCACTTTCTGCAGATACGTAAGATCTAACGTTACGTTTCCTTCGGTATCTGTACTATACAGCATCTCACGAACCGCATCCAAATCAATATCGAAATACTTCATATTGATCACACTGTCAATGACACAAGTTGGTGCAATACGATCATCAATGATCAATCTTCCAAGTTTCTCGATCGGCTCAAAATGCATTGCACAAAATCTTGAGAGTTCTACCCAACTTGGTTTTTCGATCTTTGGTGATTCTACTGGACTTGGTTCAATCACCGGTTCCTCTGGAATCGGATATGCATGTTCAATATGGGAAACCTGATAGTCTGGTTCTTCTTCTGCCGCTTCTTCGGCTTCCTCTTCCGGATCTACATCTTCATACGCTTCAGCTGGTCCAAACCATCCATCGTTTTCATCACGATCAATATCGACCTGAGCTTCCTCTCCGGCAGTATCAAATGCACCTGGGAATAACTCTTCCAGATCAGCTGGAATGTCTACTTTAGAAACTTCCACAGATCTTTCATTCATGATCTCTTCGACGGAACGTTCTTTCGGACGTTCTTCACTTAAATCACGATCTTCGTAATCTTCCTGGCGTTTTTCTTTCTTGGATTTCTTTTTGCCGTTCTTAGCACCCTGCATCAAGAAATCCATATAAGATGGAGTCACCACAGACTGTGCCTGTGGCGCATCCTCATAAATATAGTCATCACGATCATCAACAACAAACGGAGTTCCGTCGTCGTCAATTTCTACGTTATCACTGACATCACAGCTAACACTCTCGATATCACCCTGTGATTTCATGTATGCTAAGGTATACGGATCTACAAATTCCTGTTTCTTTTTCTTGTTTTTCTTACCCATAATTAGTTCTCCTTTGATTTTGATTTTTGCAACTGATCCCAGATTTCACCATACGGATCTTTCTTCTGAACCTTATCGTACTGCTTAATTTTATCATGTACGGTAAGTTTCTTTTTCTTCGGTTTCTTCTTTTCGAATGACGGCATAAACTCAGGATTATCTTCCACCATCTCAGATGCACTATGCAGTACATAACCAAGACGACGGATATCACCAATCTCTTCTTCCTGTGCCTGTGTCGTTACCTTACGACGAATATCCGCGAATCGATACTTTTTATGACATCTTGGACAAATCAGATTTACATAGTCTTTGTCATACTGCACAAGAGTTATGTTATCGCAGTTGCATGTAAATAATTTATAACTCAAAGAATAAATGTATGCAAAGTCTAACATGCAGATTTCTTCTTTTCCATCTACCATTCTGATGCCCCAGTTTTTGTAATTGTCTTCATTTACACCGACATCTCCAATCATAAACACATTGGAAATCTCATGTAATATATCACGGATCTTATCTTCAAATCGATGCAGATCCGCTAACGTAAACGGCTGTACATATTCGAACACACCGATCAATCCGTTTGGTAATGCTTCATAGGTTTTACAAACACACCGATCATAACGCTCGTATAAATACCGGCCATAGAGGAATTCCCTACGATTGTCAATCATGCCATCTTTATCAAGCGCGATCTTTACAGCCACCATACCCATCGGAGACTGCATATTAATTCCATAACGATTCGTTCCAGAACCTAAGCCCTCGAACTCAATATGATATTTATGCAAGGTTTCTCTTACATAAACGCACTTGGTGTTGTTGTCTTCACCAAGCATGGTAATCTCTGTTAATTCAATCAATGCATCCATCGGGAAAGTATCTTTAATTAAAGAATACTTTCGATGTACGCTTTTCTTTTCCTGCTGGTTTTCCATTATTTATCCTCCCGAATCTGGAAGTGTTTGAATCCTTTAGATGTAAAATCTAGGTTCTCTTTCTTGTATTCTTTCATGGATTTATTTCCATTTCCAGATACGCCTAAGAGAAAATTATCAACGTTTCGTTTCTTTTTCTTCACGCCATCTTTCAAAACCTTTGTTGCTTTTTTATCTTTCTTGGATGGTTTTGATTTTCTCTTCTCTTTCTTTTTCTGGTCTTTCTCAAACTGCTTCCAACGTTCATAACGTTCAGAATCGGAAAGATTACGTTCTCTACCATCTGGATCTGTCGTCTTACTAAGGGATTCCATTGTGGATAATCTCTTACGAAGTTCCTTTTCTTTCTGCTTGGCTGTCTTTAAGTACTTCTTGACCTCTCGATCTCGTTCCTGATTATTCCAGAACATACGGATGTTATATCCTGCCTGATCTAATGCTGCTTTTGCATCTGCATCGTTCTGTTCTTCTAAGGTACGATAACGACCATCCACTTTCACGCGGATATTTCGAAATTCCCATTCCTCAATGTCACGTAAGTAATTCTTGAAGTCTTTCTTGCTCTGGACACTACCATGAAATTCTGGGACTTCATCCATATCTTTGACGCCATAAACACGGTTGTACTTATCAAAGGTTGCCAGATCATCTGATTCGAAATCAAATACATACTCGGAAGAATATCCACGAACCTGTGAACGTTCTGCCCGATCTGCAACTTCTTTGACGATCATAGAAAGACCCGGATTCTTACTAAAGATCTTCTTCTGTTCTTCCTTGGTCAGATCCATTGCAACTGGTTTATCTTCATAGGTCTTTGGACTATCTGGATCGATCATAGTATCCTCAACATCCTGATAGTCATCAATAAACGCAGATTCAATCATACGTTTATATTGCTCAGGTGAAAAGACTCTTGCTCTCATTTCATCCAGCTCTTCTTTGGATGTAATCTCTGGTAATGGATCCTTTTCGATAAACTCGTTCGGATCTCCATCGCTTAAGATGTACTCCATCAGTGCCTCTTGTGAGATACGTTTTCTGTCTTTTCCCTTATATGCTGGAATATACATTCCGGTTACGTGGATCTTACCTCTAAAGTACAAATCCACAAATTCCTCTTCCGAGTAGACGTCCTGCTTTGCAGCTACGGCATGTAAGAAATTTAAACAATGACGATATGCAATGATATACTCTGGCAATCGTCTGTAATTTCGTTTCTTACCGTTGATCTCCTGGAAGAGTTCGTAGAACTGATTTTCATCTTTCAGTTCTTCTTTGGACTTATGGTAGCTGTCTCCGTAATCATGGACCACAACTTCGGAATAAATACTCCGTAATTTGTCCAATCGTTTTTGTGAGAACTTGATATGGTCTCTTTCGGGTTTCGCAGATTGTGCTTTTTTGATCTCTTCGGATCGCTGCTCAATCTGCTCTTCGGTGAGCTCCTTTTTTTCCTCATCTCCGAATCCAATTGATGGCATCGTTCTCATCTCCTTTCATAGTTATAGATGTACCTGCTATACTCAAAAATAATGTATAACTTTGATAGAATAGCTTGGTTTAATAAAATCGTTTCCGAAAGTATACGATTTCAATACCTAAACACCGTATTAATGAGGTTTCTTGCACGCGAAAGAAATAGACTACCTAGGGAATTTGTATGTTCCCTAGGTAGTTTTATTTATGCTTCTGGAGTTTCTGTAGATGTAATCTCTGCGTCAAACTCCTGTGGATCTACTTCGCCAGTTGTTTCAGTGGAAACAACCTCAGCGGAAAATCCTGGCATGAGATCACTCATATCCATGCTCTCTCCTGGCTGTAACGGAGTCGGTTCTTCTACTGGTACTTCCTCAGATACCGGTTGCATTCCGATGGTTCCATCTACGAATCCATCTGTTGGAACTGCTTCATCTACAAATTCCTCTGGATGAGCTGCTCGGTATGCAGCTTCTTCAGCAGCTGCTTCTTCGGCTGCCTGTGCACGCATCGCAGCAACTTTTTCAACTAACCAACGATCCGGTACGTATCCTGCGATAATACCTGGATTCGGCTGTTTTTTCTGCTCATAGCGTCCATGATATTCATTTTCTGGTAAGAGTTCACCTTCTGTTGTTTCAAAATATGCAGCGGCAATTCTCATATTTGGATAGATTACGGTTGGATAAGTAGCAGACAGTTCTAAGACAAGCTGTACTTCATCTCCAACGTTCACCATATCGGCAGACTGGTTTACAGAAAGACCAGCTCTTGCTAAGCTGCTAAGGCCAGATACTTTAATTACCAGATCTTTTGCCCATAAGGTCTCGTTGACTTTTACAAGATATACGTTTCCAGGCCATAATACAAATCCATTTTCCGGAATCTCTGTCTGGTAAGTATCCTGATAACGTCCAAGATCCATTAACGGCATTTCACGTAAGTACTGTACATCTGGATCCATCGGCATTTTCATTGCGAAATGTCCATAGTCTTCTGGTCTAGTATCTACGGATGTCTGACCAATTGTGATGGTATCTCCACCACCGGAGAATTCTCCTTCATCTTCCAATTTCACGAATGGATAAAAGGAAATCGCATTTCCTAATGTCAGGTCGATAGAGTTTGGTCCAATCTGAGAATCGGAAATATCCTTGTTAAATGGAGTCATCCGGATTCTCTGGTATAAGATCGCCTGTAAAATCGCTGCTTTGGTTAAAATAGCCATGTGGTTCTCCTTTCAATATAAAAAAATTAAGCGGCTTCAACTTCCTCTTCAGGTATCGGAGTAACGTCGGAACGTCCATCGATGTCCAAATAGACATACTCCTTCATGAGGGCATCGAAGCTCTCTGGTGTTAGTTCTTTTGTTTGCTGGCGTTTTCGTTCCAATTTATCCATCAGGTCATCATCAATATATGGACGATAATCTTTGATAAACTGCACGTAATTGCCATAACACATATAAATTGGGATCGGAATCTTTCCCGTATTATGAACGGTCTGATGAATGGTCTTTGAAAGTGGAATCAGACCGATCTCGTTTGTATAGTGAAGTTCCATCACTTCTTCAGCGATATCAAACGCATCCACTGGAATTCCTTCCGCAATGTACTTATCCAGTACAACAGAGACATAGTCTTCCAATGTAAATGGCTCGTGATGAATTTCAATCTTCACTTTCTTGTTTTCGTTATTCTCCTGTGGGTTCGATGTCACTTTCCGAAAAAAAGCACAGGAATCCATATCCACGTACTCTTTTAAGTATTGCACGTAATCACGATACTCCATAGAAGATCGAATCAACTTTTTGACTTCGTTAATCAATCTTCTACGTTGCTTCGTGGTTTCGTATTGTGTTACATATTCAAAGCCCTCTGGTTTTGCCATATGGACCTTCTTAATAAATTCTGATTTTCCCACAATGCTTCACCTCACTTTCAGTTATGTAGATTGTCGCATTGCGGGAATCCTAGGTTACTTAAAGAGATCTCCATACTCCCAGATAAACATAGTAAGTTCATCAAAGTAGAAATCTTCGGCGCCACCAAACTTTAAATCGAATGGTGCATAGTCATCTTCATGACGATTTGGGATATATGCTGGATTATTACTTCCGTAACCAAACGCAAATTTGTATTGCTGTTGGTAGATCATCTCACGCATAATTCCATCAAAGAATTTTGTAAACATGTTTGGACACGGCATGTTTTCGAACGTACCTTTTTTAATGACTGGCAACATACAGAGATCCTCACCACCATTTCCATAAGTTTCAGTACGAAGCTTCTCATCCATAGTCATTAAGATTCGAACGGTTTTCGTATAATCATCCAGGATTCTTGGGTTTTCAATCTTATCGCGGTCTTGTTTTGTAAGTAAATCTGTATAAAGTAAAACACATCCACGATATTTCTGACAGATACCTTTCCATTCATCTTTGTCAACCTTCGCGGTTTGTTCAATAAAGGCTTTCTCATTTCTACTTGCCTTGAATTCTTGGGCTTTCTTCTTATCATTCGTGATGGCATATAAAGCGTAGCGTTCCCGTGCTGTGGTAAACGCTACACCTTCATTAACCTTAAGAGCGGCTCGATCTAAATAATACTTCCATATTCGCATAATTTCATGATTCCTTTCTTTGTATATGTGCAATTGTATAATTCATAGTACCCATGTAACTCATTGAATTGATCAGCAACACTATCCAACTCAGTTTCTAATGGTACATCACTATCAAATAATATACCAGTATAACCAACAGTATCCAACGCAAACTTAAAGATTGGATTTAATACGGTAATATCCGTCATCAACATCTCAAAGATCGGTCGACATTTTGCATAGTCAGCATCCGTGATAAGAGAAGATCCGAGTAATAAATAATAATCTTCTTTGACATGCCGGTATTCAAACTCTGGAATTACCACAACAACGGATGCTTTTCGTCCAATGTTACAGCGAATCGGATGTTTTCCTAATAGGTATTCTGAATAGGTTGCTGTAAATTCCTGATACTTCTCATCGTCAATTCGAATGTGACGCTCTCGGAAATATTTTGGGTTCCTGGTCTTCCGAAAGACCTTTGCATACTTTGGTACCGCTGTTAGGGCATATAATTCCCAATCCCTTGGAACTGCTGGATTGGGATCAATAATATCTGGTGAGCACCAGTCTTTAATTGTATCATAGCCTTCTTCGCTAATATAGAATAGATATACGGTTTTCATTCGATAACCTCCCGGTAAATCATCTCAGCAAATACATAATAAAAGAGATTTGCTATCGAGAATGTGTCTCGTACGTTTGTGATACGCTTTACTTGCGCTGTCGTATGGACTGTATTGAACGGCAACTGATAGAGGCTCATTTCAAATTCGAAGTTCATAAGTTCCATCAATTTCGCGACTGGAGAAACATAAACTGAAATATCAACTGGAAGTGTTATCTTCGCATACACGTCTTCCTCCATAGATGTACAGATTTCACCCATATTACTAACGATATAATCGAACTCATATTTGGTAATGATGCGTTTAATATAGAAATCATTCTCTGCATCCGAAACCTTTGTTTTCATAACCGTGGTATTTTGGTAACCAGATTTTGATCCAATATTAATGCGTTTGTCTAAGTACGCTGGTAATAATTCAAATCGAAAATGATCCATCATATAATTGCTGTACTCAGATTCACTCATTTCTTTCTTTTCTACGATATACCGTCGTGTCACAGGTCGTTCTTCTAAGAACTGGTTTTTGATTTTCTTACTGTCTGTGAATCCCCAGAGCACACAGTTTAGTCCATCCAGTTCTTTGCTATGTTTAAAAATGTCATATTGTCCATATCGATTCACCCGCACTAAATCATGCTGACTCATAAATGCATAAATAAAATAGATGGTCATTTTCTCACCTCCCTTATTTTAATAGCTCACTATATGTGTGAATAAATTCTTTGAATATGTCATACTCATTCAACTTATCGTAATCTGGTTCTTCTTTCTCTGTGTCAAATAGATCAGATAAACAGAATTTATCCAATACAAATCGATACGATGGTCGAATGACCTTTACAAGAAATCCCAGTGGTTCATGTTTTCGTTGAATTAACGTATTTAAATAAAACGCCATGTTACTTGTGATATAGATTCGTTCATGTGCGGTCATTGCTACTTTAAATAATCGAAACGCATCATGTCCTCGGGTTTCACCTTCCACGATTTCAATCCGTTGTCGTTGAAACTTGGAAGCTAAGTATCGTATCTCGTCTTGAGATAATTCTTTTCGTTTGACTTCAAAAGCCTTACTATTTCTTTGAGACTTCCATAACTTGTAATGCTCTTTTTTGTCTGTATATGCATAGAGATCTGTAGACGTCTTACCTGTAAAGAACTTGTCATGTAACGCTGGATCCGTTAGATAGATCAACCAATACGTATACGTTTTGTCATTCGTCATAAAGGTCTTTAGCCTCCTCAGTTAAGTATTTTGATTTGTGAATTTTTCCTTCTTTTAGAAGTTTCAATTCTTTTTTCGCTCGCTTACGAGCTTTCTTGATTTGATCATTGGTATAAGATTCTCGCATCAAATCTTCATCTATGGCATTGATCATTTCTAAAATTTCTTTTAATACATCTGCCGGATCTCGTAATTCGCTTGGTATCATAAAGTCACCTCACTTCTTTGAATGTCTCAATGTCTATGAAATAATATATGACTGAAAATGAAGTATGGAGATTGCTCTCCATACTTCAATTATAGAACTCATTTATCCTCAGCGTCGGAAGATTCAGCATCTTCGGGCTTTGTTTCATTATTTATATTCGTATCTGCTTCGGATTCAGACTTCTTCGGTTCGTCTCGTTTCTTAGACGCAAGCCATTCTTCCAGCTCATCCAATACGCCGGATTCTTTTAAGTCGTCCATCTCTTTAAGCATATTACGAATAGACGCGGACATAATACCTTCTTTAGACGTCGGGTTATCTTTGTAAGTATTTACGATGATAACCAGGACGGAGAAGATGACGCTTACTACCATATAGACATCGTTTTCTGCAACATCTAATGGATGTAAGCCACATCCAACCAGGATGCTATTGACGATTGCGATGAACGCTAAAATGTAACGTACATAAACCGCTTTCGGAACGTTTGCCCAGTCTACTTCTGAGAATGCTTTCACGATAGACTTCAAAAATTTCTTCATGGTTAAGTCTCCTTTCGTAAGTTCATTAGAAGAATGTCTAGTAAAACACTGGCGATCTGACGTTCTCTTAACGATAAATAAGGAGGTGCCACAGATGGCAAATAAAGAATTTCAAGATCCGGTACTGAAAAACTGTGCAAATCACTATACAGAACATAGTATTTACGACCTGTTTATGGAAAGTGAAGAAGATGTGCAACGCTGTACTGGATGCCCGAATTTACTGTATGTCACAGGTACTATGACATGTAAATACTTAGATACTACAAGGAGGGAAAAGTTATGATTATCGATCATGTATCTTATAGTGGATTACAGGAGGTATATGAATATCTCCAGCAGTCATACAAAGATTGGACAAAACGAAGAGTGTATGGATCTACAAACCGCTCCAGAGCGTTAAACTACTGCGAAATTGACTATGAAATTTCAGATATTTCCCCAATCGAATTTTTAATCCTTCAGGGATTCTCTGATGGACATGCTGTTTATCGTGGAGAAAGAATGCTCTCATCTGTAGAATCCTTACCAGAAGAGATGCCACAAGCAGAAAAAGATGTACTTACAAAAATCCTTGGTTTTCACACACAGATTATCGCAAATGAAAACGCAAATGATTATATTGCAGATATGGTTTGTGTACCAGCAATGGATCGTTGCAAAGTCATTGTCCGTTTCAAAGGAGTTCAGATTTTAAGTATGATGCATTGTACGAATATGACGGACTTTTTTGAAGGTTGGTTAAAGGAAATTGTTTCACGTCCAAGTGACGATGGAGCACTTCCTGAGATAAAATTCCCTCTGTGGACTGATCTTTTCAAGGAAATTTCGGAGGTAAAACCAAAACTTTCGTTAGAAGACTACTTAGCCCAGGGGTTGGTAACCAACTTCTATAAATACTGGAGAGACATGATCAAAGGACAGGACGTTGCAAGTAATGCGTTCATTCATTTCCAGTCTTACAACGGCTTATCTTACAACAAACCAGTCTTACAGGAAATCAAATTTCCAGAAGGTTGTATCTCTTTAGGAGCTGCAGATCCGGAGAAGGTTGGTGAAAATATTGGACGATTAAAATACTGGGCAAATATGCAAGCAGAGATGTCCTTAGACGAGCTGGTACCAATTACTAGAATGACCTTATGTTCTGAAATCAGTATGACCATTACGGTTAAATCTTCATTAGCAACGTTCTTATGGTTAGTGAGACATTTACCATCACATATGATCAATGACTACGAAGATTTATTGGTTGTGATTGGACGAGCAGATCCAGTTCCGATTGAAGGATCTGAAGGATTTGCGATTCGTAAAAATCAGGCAACAAAAAAAGCTTGGGATTTGATCGAATCCTATCATCAGAATAATCCATTGCGTATGATGGATTTCATTCCATATGAGACGATGATTAGCTACACCCTGATGGGTAGCGTTGCAGACTTTGGAATTGTCACAAACACATTAAGCAACTGGTTAAGTGATCCAGAAGATGAAGAACATGAACTCTTATATGAATATGAGTTACATGATATGGTAAAAGCGATTGATAGCTTCGAAGAAATGGTTCGTGGAACCATTGGACATGTTGACTATAAGAAATAAGCAATATTAATCCCCTAGGAGACTCTTTCAGACTCCTAGGGGATTCTCCATGTCATACCCGTTACTGCACACTCTAAGCAGCCGAATTGGTATCTGGAGTTTATCATTCGTCCTCGAATGATCAAGTTGGGCTTATCGGCGGTCCTCGCGTAACTTTTGTTGCATCATATTCTTTTCTTCAAAAAGAAAACGGACGTAGCGTGATCCCATCGTATGATAAAACTAGCTCGCTCTCGCCACCCGGACTTCTTGATCAGTTCGATTAGTTGAATGTAAGCAGTCTACTATTTTTCTAGTAGGGTAAGTATATTTTAAAGGGTTATTTTGCTAACGCTTCCTGCGGCCGCAAGTTCGTATTAAGTAGATAATAAATACAACGTCTGCCTTCGCATCCGTTAAGCTCTCCAACCC